AGCATAGAAATAATCTTCGTGGCATTCATATAAACCGGTCTTTTCAATCATTTTTTTCCATTCATCTGCAGTTCTCTGGGAATTGTTATTGATTTTTATATTATGTTTGTCAGCAAATTTAGAAGTAATAACCTGATGTTTGGATATATTATTCCAGTTAATTTTATCGGTATGTTTATCAATAAAGTCTTCTGATAGCTTCTGGTATATGGATATATTATTCCAGTTAATTTTATCGGTATGTTTATCAATAAAGTCTTCTGATAGCTTCTGGTACATGGATATATTATTCCAATCAACCTTATCAGTATGTTCCTCAATAAAGTCTTCTGATAGCTTCTGGTATATGGATATAGCATCCCAGTTAATTTTATCTGTATGTTTATCAATAAAATCTTCTGACAGCTTCTGGTATATGGATATAGCATCCCAGTCAACCTTATCAGTATGTTTCTCAATGAAATCTTCTGATAGTTTCTGGTACATGGATATATTAGTCCAGTTAATTTTATCGGTATGTTTATTAATAAAATCTTCTGATAGCTTCTGGTACATGGATATTAAGTACCAATCAACTTTATCGGTGTATTTATCAATAAAGTTTTCTGACAGCTTCTGATGTTTGGATATATTATTCCAGTTAACCTTGTTAGTATGCTTATCAATAAAATCTTCTGATAGCTTCTGATATTTGGATATTAAGTACCAATTAACCTTGTTAGTATGCTTATCAATAAAATCTTCTGATAGCTTCTGATACATGGATATGAAGTACCAATCAACTTTGTCTATATACTTTTTAATAAAAGTTTCACTTAATCCTTTATATTTGGATATTTCTTTCCAATTCATTGATAAAAAATCATATCCGAATTCTTCTTTGATTTTTTTTGTTGTTCTTTGACTAATCATATGCAATTCTCCTTTAAATGTTTGATGTAAAAGATATGACAGAAAAAACCCTTGTTAGAAATTAATCCAACAAGGGTTTTTGTTATTGATATCTTTTTTAATATCTAAATTGTTCAATGAAAAAGTTGAAAAAATCTTTATTGTTTTCTCCACTTATTCCTACTGATTTAAGATATTTTTTATGTATATATTCGTGTTCTTCTTTTGTTATATTACCTTTATCTCTTTCCAAATTAAGCAAATACATACATTCCATAGCATTCTTTTGCCATTCTTCTGACCATCCTGTAAATTCATAGTATTTCAGGTACGCTATCTTTTCCTGGATTTGCATTGGTAGTCTTTCTATTAACTTATCTTGCATAGTCATCATCCCTTTCTTTTTGTCTTTTTAATTTTATATCGTTTCCTAAAGCATGTTGATAATTAATTCCGCAAATTACCGCACTTTTAAAAAATAATTCTGAAGCTTTTCTTAAATCTTCTGTTTTCCATGTATAATTTATATCTGATAATGGGTGAATTTGATTTAAAGAATCGTGGAATATGTTTATAGCTATTCTATTGTTATATTTACAAGAATCTTTATCCATATAAAATAATTCTCCGTTATTTCCCACTACAATCATTAATTTTACAGTAGAATGTGATAAAAAGAAATCAATATCTTGCATAGAAAAAGGTCCACAACTCGGATGATTATGAACATTTATAATCGTAGTGTTTTTTGCCTGCCACAACATTGACATAGTTTTTGTATCAGAATACAAATTCGTTTCTGTTTTTGTCCCAAAACAAATTCCTGTCTCTTTTATAATATTATCAAATCCATTTTCTATCAACATTTTTGAATCTAAATTGTATGTTAATGCAACTTCATTACTATTATTCTGCTCTTTAGATAGTTTTAAACAATATTCTGCTAATTCGTGTAGTATCAAGCTGTCGTTTGCTGATAGTTCCGGATATGAAACATAAGGCACTTTTGAAATAGCAATATCTGTAATTTTTCGATTATTATATTTGTTTTGATTTAACCTTTCAGCTAAATCGTATACTTCTTTTATTTTTAAAGAATTGATAAATGGTATCATTTAAAAATTCCTCCTTTTTGATTTTGATACTAAGAATATGACAGAAAAATACCAGTCACAGAAAGCGACTGGTATGTACTAAAAATATTAATAATAAATTACTGTTTATTACTCTACTTCGATAGGTTATTCCTGATGAGCAAAATGCTGAGCAAAATCATGCAAGCACTGTTCTTCATAGGCTGCTTTTTGTGTTTCTTCAAGAATAATTTCATCTATAGTATCATAGTTATTGGACATAGTATTATCTCCTTTAAAGTCTTTTAATACATTTTTACATCTTGGATCATTATTTGTTTCAGCAAGTTTGCATCTGTTTGAAAGATTATTCAGCTTATTTTGATAAGATTCTTTCCTTTTTTCTTTTTCCTTATCTGACAAAAATTCAAAATCAGGAGTAAATGTATATATATCCTCAAAATGATGAATCATGTCACTTATAAGAATCATTATTATTTCTTTTGGGGATTCTTCAAGTTTTACAAGTTTTGATGTTTCGTTATTAAAAATTATATATGCAATATCTGGAGTTAGGCATAAAGTAGCTGTAGAATCTTCTTCATCAAAATAACAGATTGCTGTTTTTCTGTTTAAATAATCTTCACACATCTGTATTAAATCATTAGGAACATCTCTTAAGTACGAAGCTTTAATTTCTATTCCCTCAACTCCAGTTTTATCAAAGCACATATTGAACCAACCAAAAATTATATTTTTAATTATCATATAGTTTAATCTGCCACTCAAAATGTGATTAAATATATTCACATCGAGATAATGTAGGCTCTCACGAGTTCTACTTACTACTTCACCGTGTATGCTTTGGATTGACCGAAATCATATCTACTCACAAGTTCCAATGTTGGAACAACAATGTACACTCCATAGTCGTAAATTCCCGAAATAGCCTTCGGTACATACCTACGTTTGCGTTTATTTATGCAACTTCGTAAGTTGTAGCATCTCTCAAATTAAGTGCAGCATTGAAATCTCTGTCTTCTGTATAACCACAATCACATTTGAAAATTCTATCTGAAAGTTTTAAATCTTTCTTGATAGCTCCGCAACAGTGACATGTTTTAGATGATGGAAACCATCTATCTACAACTCGAAGTTCAATTCCGTTTTCATTGCATTTCGCCTGAAGCTTTATTCTAAATTCATAAAACTTCTGCGAAGCAACTGCCTTTGAAAGATGCTTGTTCTTCATCATTCCTGATACATTCAAATTTTCAATAGTTATATAAGATGGTTTGGTTTTCACTATCTCTGCGATTGTTTTATTGATGTAATCAGTACGATTATTGTCAATTCTATGATGAAGTTTCTGTACCTTAAGCCTTTGTTTTTGTATATTTGCTTTTTGAGTGAACTCTCCTTTCTTTAAATTTTCATACTTTCGAGAAAGACTTCTCTGTTTTTGAATAAGTTGTTTTTCAAGTTTCTTTAATTTTGCTGATTTGTTAATGTTCTTATAAGTTTTACCATTAGAAACAATGGCAAAATCCTTTAATCCAAGGTCTATACCAATTCCTTCATTGGAATTATTAGCTATCTTGTTATTTGGGATTTCTATAAGAACTGAAATATAGTATCTACCAGCTTTTATTGAGACATGACCGCTTTTAATTGCGTATCCATCTTTTGTTGTGGGAATATATCCCTTTTCTTTGATACGAACCCAGCCAAGCGACGGAATATTGATTCTGTGTCTTTCACAACGACAATCTTTTGGATTGTTCTTTACAAAATACATTTTCACATCAGATTTGCTTTTCTTTTTGAATCTAGGGAAATCACTCTGATGTTTAAAGAATCTTGTAAATGCGGTTTGTCCGTTATTTACTGCCTGTGTTACCGCTTTTGAATAAGCTTCCCTGATCCAAAAATATTCCGGATGCTTTGAAAGATACTCATTGTTAAGCCAGACTATAAATTGGTTACTGCTCATAAACTTTTTCCCATTTTCATGAAGTTCTTTGTTCTGAGCGAGATAGAAGTTGTAAATATATCTACAAGTTCCTATTGTTTTACGAATTTTGGTTTTCTGTTCCTCTGTCGGATTTATTTCCGTCTTGAAGCTCTTTAGCAATTTCCTCATCCCTCTCTATTTGTTTTTTATACTTACGAAGTCCATACAACCTACAAGAGAACACATGGAGTATTGAAACAATATCCTGCACGAGTTCTTCTTGTGGCGATAGTTCTTCATTGTTTACTATCACTATGGTTGTATTAAACTTCATACAGAATTTTTCAAACCAATCATAACCAAATCTGATAAATCTATCTTTATGAGTTACAATTATGGTTTAATTTTTTGTTCCATTACTTCATCTAATAATTCGTTCCACTTTTTACGATTGTAATTAAGACCACTTCCATAATCTTCAATACATTGGTCTATAATAAGACCTTTAGCATTACAAAACTGTCGTAAAAATGCAACTTGATTTTGTAAATCATTTTTTTGATTTCTTGTAGACACTCTGGCATAAATAACTACCTGACGTTTATCATTTTCAGTATTTATACCTTTAAATTGTAGATACTGGTCATAAGTGTAATAGCGCCTATTAGTTGGAGTTCGATTTGCCTTTAAAGTTCCTTCTCTGTCCCAGCGTTGTAATGTCTTAACAGACACACCTAACAGTTCAGCAAAATCTTTTGGTTTATAATTTGTGATATTTGATGTATTCATTATAGCACTCTCCTTCGAGTATATTTAAACACATTTAATCACATTTATTAATCATTTTAGTTTCTTAACTTTCCTCCTTTTAAATTTATTTAATTTATATATGACAGAAAAAATGGCAGTTAAGAGAATCTTAACTGCCATATGTTTATTTATTTGAATTTTTGTAGTTTTTATAATGAGCCTTCCATTTTGCAGCATTCTTTTTGGACATTCCATTATGGATTAACTGCTTTTCAACTCTATCTTCAAAACATAAGTATTTCCACCGTGTTTTCCCTTTAGCCATTATTCTTATCCTTTCCATTCAACAGATGATACTGTACAACTTTGTGTTCTCTATTCCAATTACTCATTGTACCTTTATATTTGAATATTATTTTGTTTAGTTACTAAACTTTAATATGTCTCACTGTATCATTTATAACTTCTGCTACATCATAATATCTATCAAGATCTGCCTTAATATTATTAACCAAAATAGCTTCTTCTGATGATTCATCAGGATTTTGTAAATACAACAAATCTTTTGCTCTTTCGAGTTCATCAATTAGATTGTCTACCAAATCACTTCCGTTCATTTCTTTTCATTCCTTCTTTTCTTGTACAATTCCTACACATATTTAATAGTAAGCTCATTTTAAAATTTTCTTCTCTTCTCTTTTGATACTGTGCTTTTTATCAAAAGCTTCAGCAGCTTTTTGCATACCTTATCAAGAAATCTTAGTTTCAACTGCCTATTTAAATATGACAATCAACAACTGTTACTACTGTGTCTTCGTCCAAACTATCAATAAATTCTTTAAATTCAGTTTCCCAATCTTTCTCTTCCTTTTCGTTAGAAACTATAGCCCACCAACCCATTTTGCCTTTTTCATGCCATTCTCCATTAGGAGCAATAAATGCAAATGGTGTACTTTCTTTCCAGTCAATTTTATTCACATACGCTTCGTTTACCTGTTCTCCATCTAATGTCTTAATGTGCTTATTCCATCTTCCTCCAACACTATACCAATCCCATTTTGAATTTGGATTGTATGTAGAAAGTAAATCCCCGTTTGGCTTAATCATGTCTTCACTAAAACGATCTTTCATATCTTCATAACATTCATCGTCTGTCCAATTCATTTTCTTTGGAAATGTATTTTTAAGATAATTTATATGATTTTCGTTGCTACAACTTTCTTCATATGCCTTTGGATCTGATAAATATTTTGCATACAATCCATTTTTATAATCTTCAATTTCTTTTCTAATTTCAGCTATTGCCTGTTCTCTTGTATACTTAACATATGGAGCATATTCAATATTTTCATCAAATGGAGCAAGCAACTCCTCAACTGATTTCCCGTTTTCTTTTGTAAATACTAATGTAATAAAATGTGACATAATTTATCCTCCTTTTCCTTTCTGTTGAAATGCGAATTTCAAATACTATCATTATCATCAGATACTTTTGTTACTCTGTTTTTAAAATTTTTTAACGCCTTATTGCATCTTGAATTATCGTTAATTTCAGCAATTCCATTTTTAACGTAGTTCCAATTACTTTCTGCCGTATCGTTTTTTTATCAAAATATGTTTTCATACAAATACTTCTAAGCATAGGAAATACGCTTTTATGTGTTTATTTTTATTTTTTCTACATTACAAATTCATATCAAAACTAATATCATATGAAAAATCTTCCCATTTAAAATCATAGGTATCGCATACATAGTCCATAAGATCACAGCAATCTAAAAAATGAAATTCCTTTTGTGCTTCAATTATTACCTGGTTTACATATTCTCTTGTATCATCCGCAAAAACTAAAAATAACAATGGGTCCTCGTCATCTGTCCTGTGAATTGCTACAATATATCTATTCATATACTTATCTCCTTTTTAATACCTTGTTAAGTTTAAATACAATCGTCATCATCAGTAGCTTCAGCAACTCTGTTTTTAAATTCTATTAATGCATTTTCGCATCTTGAATCATCATTAATTGTACTAATTCCACTTGTAATATATTCCCAACTGATTTCTGCATCAACTATTATACTGCGAACATAATTAGATATTTCTGGCGTATCGTTTAATGCTGCAAACAATCTATTGATATTTGCTATAGCATTACCTGCTTCGCACTGATTAGCGAAACATCTATCAGAGCATTCAATTCTTTCTAGTGCCATGATCTCCTGTATAAGTTCTTCTTTTGATTTTTTGCTATAATCTGTTACTATTTTGTTGTAAATGAACTTTTTCATATCTTTGTCTCCTTTAAATAAATTATTTAATGAAAATATGACAGAAAAATAAAATTAATAAATTAACATATATATCAAAAAAAAGCTCCTATGAGTTTACATAGAAGCTTTTTTGATAATCTGTTTACCTATTCCTTTTCTATTGCATGGAAATATAATGCAGGACAATTAGATTCTTTTATACCTTTACTGTCATTAATCTTTTCAATCTCTTTTAAAGCATCCCATACAGAACTTATCATTACTGTTTCATCTAAATCATCACCATCATGTTTTAAATGCTCACATATTATTTTGCCCTGCTCTTTTCTTGTTAATTTCTTTACAGGTTCAGGAATAATTGAAGATTTTACTATCTCAATTGCATCATCTATAGCTTCCTGATAGTGTTCTAAATCTTCATCATCTAAAGATATCTGATGTTTAGCATTTTTTAATTTATCTATAATGTCTAATTTTATTCTAACACTTTTATTCTCCATAAAGCTATACTCTTTTACCTTTCTTCATTCAAATCAATACTCTGGTTATTTGAATTATCTGCATTTGATTTTATATATTCAGGCTCTTTACTTTCTCCTATTAAATCCAGACAATTATCTAAAATCTCAAGTGTATTAATATTTGTATCATAAAAATTCTGAATATTGACCTGTTTAATTTTTGAATAAATATGCCCTATAATTTCATTTTTATGGACTCTGTTATAATCTTCTTTATCAGGGATTCTTATGCTTTTGCTTCTGCTCCATATATCTCTGTTTCCCATCTGTCTGCCATATTTATCAAACTGATAGTCTGTATATATATCTAACTTTATTCTTCCGGTTGGAGTAATTTTTATTACTGTTCCTATTTTATCTTCTGTTGGAAGTCCATTAGTTATAAGTACTTTATCTCCTATTTTAAGTTTTAATTCATTCATAATATTTTATTCCTTCTGTTTTGTTTTTTGTTTAGAAGGCTCTAACTGTTATTTTTTCCAGCTAAAGCCTTATTTTTAATCTAAATCTATAACAGGTTCATCTTCCTGTTTATTATCTTGTTTATCCTTATCTATTAAATCAGAAAAATTATAGCAATGCTCTATGCAATGAACGCTATTTATATTATTAAAATTATGGTTTGCTTTAAGCCTACCAGAAATTCTGTCAATATAGAAATATGGAAATCTTGAATTATAATGTATATAAACAGGTGCTTTTACATTATTTTGTAGCTGGGATAAAAGTATATCAAGTTCTTCCTGTGAATTTATCTTAATTGCGATATCACCATTACAAAAGTTTTTAATATAGGAGTTTGTAATTAACTTGCTTATATCCTCTGGTTTAAGATTTATCAAAGTATCAAGTTTAAATGCATCCCCATCAACATCTGCTGTAAGATAAGCTTCTCCTGATGCCGGATTCAATTTCTTATATGGAAATATTATTTTTAAACCTACTTCCTTTGCAGCTTCAACAGTTTCTTTTTCATAAGCTTCTGCTATATAAGGGTTATCCTTTGGAAGTCTGAAATATAATATTGATGTCATGTCCTCATCACATTCTTCTCCAGCCTCAAGTTTATGCTCTATATCTTCTCTTCCAATATATTCAGCCTGTGATAACAGGGCTTTTGTATTATGTTTTTCATTATTTGAAGGTATATCCAATTCTATATTCTTTTCTCCTATTTTATAATATTCATTCGGAATGTCTTTTACAATAAAACAACCACCTCTTCTACTTTTACCTTTATCTTTCTTATGCTGTTGGATTTCTTTTATTAAGTTATTAAGACTTATTGTAGAATATTTAACTTTTTCATTATATCCATCTTCGTATTTTTTTATAAAAAGGTTATCATTATCCGTCTTATAAATTTCTGTTGTATCACTCCATATTTGGTCGCCATCATTAAACTCATAACCATACTCAGCTATTTTTTTATCCTTAAAACACATTGATTTGTATTTACTTTGTTCAAGGATTGTTGAAAAATCTGTATAAATCATAAATTGAAACTTAAATGGAATTGTCTTAAAGTTACTGCAAGTTATATCATTATTTTTAAACCAGTAAGGCTTATTTGAATTATATTCAGGAATAATCCCAGTATAAGAGAATCTAGCTATATTATAGGCTAATATATCTCTTTCTTCCTTATTATCTATTACAAAGACAATTTTTTCATTCATATATTTTGACATAATATTATCTGGTATTTTTATTTCGCCGCTATCATATTTCTTTTTTAAATCCTGATTGTTAAGTATATTCATATAAGGAGTCTCTTTATTATTGTTCCTCTCTACTGTTTCATAATTAACATCTTCATATTCTGTACTATATGTAAACTCTGCTCCTTTACTATGAAGATTAAACATATCTTTCCAGATTGGTTCTCTTGGTGTACCTGCTTCATATGAATATATCTTTTCATTTATCGTAAATTCATAAGGTCCAGCTAATACTAAATCTCCATCTTTATTTTCAACAAATAACACATCCTCAAGTGCATCATAAGTTTTCTCAACTTCGATATCAGTCTGTAGCTGCTTGAATACGCTCTCGTATCTGTTTGTGGTAAAATCTGGATAAGTTACCTTATCTTCCAAGGTCTTCTCTTCGTTTATTATGTGGCAGCTATGTGTTTTTAAAAAATCTTCAATTCTCTGAGTATCAATCAACATAATTTTTCTCTCCTTTTCATTTTTATGTATTGGCTTCTTATCTGTTATATATATTGTTTGTCTTCAGTTATTCCCTGAATATTATCCCAATCATTAAATTCTACAAACTGCTTTATGTTATCTATTTCAGCAATATCTTCCATATACTGTTTATCATCAACTTTATTCACCGTATTAATACAATAAAATGGATATTCTTTGTGATAAAAAGGATAATCTTTAAGAATGATTGTAAATTTACCTGAACCATATAATGTCAAAAATAACATATACTGTTCCAGTTTACTATTAACCTGAATAGCAATTTCTTTATTTATAAACATATCTATAATGGCATCCGGTATTTTTTTAATTTGAGAAATTTCGTATATTTCTTCTAAATTAAGTTCTAATTTATCATCTAAATCAGGCTCCAATATTGCTGTTGAGTATCTTACAAGATTGTTACTACCATTGTCTGCTAGATAATAAGTATATTCAGGCTTATACGATAAAGATATTAATTTTATATCGTTTTTAAAATTCTCCAAAAATATCTGATGCTCACGTTCATTATTTATCCTAATTATAATTTTAGAATCTAAAAATAAATCCTTTATGATATCTGGAATCTTAAGCTTTGACTTTTCACTATCATCATATATAAGATGTTCAGCCAGCTTGCTTCCACCACTATATTTATCAAACATATCAGCCCATATTTCATACTGTGATGTTCCTGCTTTATATTCCTGCCAATCATTAGTAAGTATTAATTCGGTATCTCCAGAATGTTCTGTATCTTTAAAGTATTCATATGCCTTTAAAAAAGATGCATTACTCAATTCGTTCCATTTTTCTTCTAATTCCATATCTTTTTTTAACTGCTCATATACACTTTCCCATTTACCTGTTTTGTAATTAACATATATAAGTGCATCTTCAAAGTTTTTCGCTTTAGAATCTATCTGACATTTATGGGCTTTAATAAAATTATCCAGTCTTTCTGTATCAATTATCATAGTGTTATCTCCTTTTTATTATCCTTTTTAGATGATATGCTTTTTTCTTTAGATAGCTTATTAAGATCTCTTATATCTATTTCCAAGCTTTTTAAATTATCCAAAAATTCCATTATATATCTTACTTCTACAGTATCACTGCTAAGAACAGTCTTAGGATCTTCCAGTGTTATATTGCCGTAATTTCTTGCAAATTCAAATGCTGCATCTATATTTGAATATTTTAATTCCTTGAAATGTGCTATATATTTACAGATATTTGTGAAATTATCTCTTATGACCTTTTTATATTCATTGTTCGTAAGATTAAGTACTGGCTTTTTATATGTAACTTCTACATTTTTTACAAAGCTGTTCTTCTTTAAAATTTCAGTGATTTCTTCAACATCACTATCTTTCATATATCCTGTAAATTCTGCCGGATGCATATATACATTAAATAATGCTTCGGGATTAAGACATATATTATTTCTTAAACTGTCTTTACTTACAAGCCTTAATTCATCACAGACACCATAAGTTCTTGAAAAATCAACCAGATATCCGGCTATTGCAAGTTCTGGATATAACTCTCTTTCAAATGCAGTTTTATCAACCAGATATCCTGTTCCATAAGCATATACTCCTTCAATACCTATTCTTACTTTCTTGTATTCACTGTATAAACATTCTGGGGCAATGCTGCTAAAGTTCCATGTAAATTTCTCTGCCATATATATTTTCTCCTTTATAAAATGATTTGAAATAAATATGACAGAAAATAAAAAAGCACCGGCTACAAATGTAACCGGTGTTCATTGAACATATTATGAATTTAAAACTTCATGGTTTTATTTACATTATTATATTTTCAAGCATTAGCCTTTAATATAAGTTATGTATATTTCTTGTTAAATCTAATGTCGTAATTGGAGCTATACAAGCCATTTTTTTAAAATCCTTTACTGGGCAATCTCTATCTGCTGCCAGCTTTTCCCATGCGTCATCTAAATCATTTGCAATTATTAATCCTCCATTACAACCATCTGCAACATCAAACAAAAAGATGTTTTCAAGTTTTATAGACGGCTTATTATCTTTTATAAGTTCAGCGTATTCACAATGAGTTAAAATATTTTCTTTATTGTATTCAAGATCTTCTGCTGTATCACAACATATTGTTCCGCCTAAACTTTGCTGTGCGTCCATATCTGCCACACATTTATCACAATAGGCAAATTTGCTATTACATTTAATCATATGCATATGTCCTTTCTCTTAAATTCCCCGGCTATATATAATTTAGCAAGATTATGTCCTTCTTTTAATAATCTTGCTGTAAATTCAGTTATATTTTTAAATTCGCCTGATGAATCTCTTATATAAATTTCAGGTCTGTTAAGTTCATTATCCCAAGCATATGTATTATCAAAGGCAAAAATTGAATTAGTATAAATAACTGAATCAAGTTCTTTTTCTTTAATAGCATCTAACTTAAATATATTAGCCCTTACTCCTTCAGCCGCATTTACATGATAATCACAAAATGGTGGGTTATCTAATCTTCCATCTTCAAAATATATTTTCATATTTTATCTCCTTTATGACATATAATAGCCATCCTTCTTTACTTTCTCAAATTCACTCTTCCAGAACATCTTCTTTGTTCTTTCAGTAACACCATAGCATACAGATGTTAAATCTACTTCCAATAATGTCTCTTTAGGTTCATAGCCACAATGCTTCATAAAGTCTTCTGTAACATCATTAACTGAATGTATTTCCTTTATATAGCTTTCTAATAAATTCATGTCAATCTCCTTTCATCAGGTTCATATTTACATTCCAGTTCTCTACCACCCGGAGTCAAATGCTTTATCCTGTTTATATCCTTATGTACGCTTATAACAAAATAGCTGCTTATTACGCATAGATAATCAATATCGTTATAGCTATTATTCCTTGGAATAGCTACACAATTTTTACAATTGGCACAGCATTTTATCATTATCTCACCCGCCTAATAAATCAAGATAGTCTTCTAATTCGTCTAAAGTATCATACCTGCCAATCCAGTCAATATCACATATACAATGCTTACCGTCTGAATCTTCAAAATAAGTTAAATCCATTTTCTCCGCTTTATCTATTACCTTTTTTAACCTGCTGTCTATATTTGTATATGTGTTACAATCTTTCATATCATTTCTCCTTTAGATAACTTCCTCATCCACATTAGCATCTGGTTAATGATTAGGGATATATTTAATAGAACCATCTGGATTTTTCTTTTCCCACAATACATTAATATATATAGCTCTTTCATAATAAAGTTTATCTAAAAGAACAATATCATCAATATCCCATTTAACAGGATATACTCCACTATATTCAACAATAGCTTCTACATTACTTAATTCATACCAGTCATCATTTAAGTTATAACAGCCTTCAACTGTATCAACTATTTCGATAGAGTATCCGTTTCTTAATAAAAGGCTTTCTAATTCTTCTTTTACACTTTTATTTAATAAAAGAATCTGAAATAAACAGTTCGTTGTTTCATTCTTTGATACTCTGTCATTTATCATATTCTGTATAGTTGTTTTATTATCCATATTAGCTTCTTTAATCATGCTTTATAATTAAACATTTGACCAATTTTATCTGTCATAATCACAATCACAATCATAGTTTTCTTTTGATGCAGCATCTTTGTTAATCACATATAAATAATTTCCTTCATCTACGATAGTAAGGTATTCATTATCTCCTTCATCAAAGTTTCCATTCTCATCTAAATAAGCTTGGTCTGTTCCGAAATATCGTCTGCCGGTAGGATTGGTTTCAGTAGCGTATTCACTATCATCTTCTATTTCATTAATTACTAATTCATGGTAAGAAGTTCCTCCTGAATACTCATCTAAACATACAACTTTGTCTCCAACCTTTAAATCTAAAAAATTTTTAAATGCCATAACAAACTCCTTTACATTTATATATTATTCCTTAGCCAGATTCTTATAAAATTCAACTGTCATAAGTTCTTCTCTTAATTCATCATACATTTTATGCAATCTGGGATTTACATAAGACATCCAGAGCTTCCTATCATCTTTAGCCATAGCGGTTCTGACCATTGTAGCAGAAATAGGCATATCATAACGGTTCATAATAAGCTCTGCTGTATTAGCAAGGTCTTTCTTATCAAACCAATTGCTTCGGGATTCATCATTTCCATAAATCATTATTTCAGGATTCTTATGAATGTATCTGTCAGTATTATTAAGTAAGTATCTGCCCCATTCCGGGCGGATATCATTTTCATCTGTTAAATCAGCTAAACCATAAATCATCACTTCCGGTCTGTCGCCATATATCTCTCTAAGAATCTTAGTCCTTGTATTAATATTAAAAGGATTTCGCTCTGTGCCACATTCCTGTGCAGAGCCTATCAATATTAATAACCGGTCACACAACAATAATCCTGTATCTACAAGGCGTTCATGTCCTTTATGAAATGTTTGAAATCGTCCACATATTAAACCTGTATCATAAACTTTCATATGCTTCTCCTTTTTTAATTTTCATGTGTTATTTTTCTCCATGCTCGAATCTCTTTACTTGGAAAATGCTTCCATTCAAGACCACCATGTTTGTTTTCAACAATCATATCTCTAAATATCATATCATCACTCACAAGTATCTCTACTTCTTCATTTACATTTGGAAGCTCATATTCGGGCTGTTTCCATTTATTCATATGCTTCTCCTTTTTCTTTCAATTTTTTTAACCAAAAATAGGACTTAACCATCTATCTTCTTTTTTAATACCTGCTTGTTCATCAAGGAATTTGCTTATATCGCAATGATACTCACCCCTTTCGGCATATTTTGTATATTTATATTTATTGATTAAAACCATTTTTATCTCCAATTTCTATAAAAATTACCTGTAATGTTTCTATTGCTAATTTATCTTTTATCTCTGATTCTGAAAGATAATCTAAAATAGCGTTTACTTCATCATTTTTAAACCTATCTTTGATAAGAGTACCAAATTTCATCTGCCAACTATAACCTTTTCGATGAATTTTAGAGATACTTTAGTCTAAATCAATGTCATTTATTTCTTCATTTTCATCAGACTCTTTAGCTAATTTACACTCTTTTTGCTTAAAATACTCATCCAACAGAGACATAAACATCTCTCCATTATCTCCGTCTCCACCACATTTGAAGCAGAACGCATCCCCATTTACAAAGTCCACCTCACTGATGAAATCATAAATTTCTTTTGATTTCGGATTATGCTCAACGCTCATTCCATAATTCTCAATCTTTGGCAGATTGTGAGCAGCTCTGTATTCTTCCAGTGTTATTAAGGTTTCTTTATCCATAACTAATTTCATACTTTTTCTCCTTTATAATGGTTCACATTTCTCTGTAATCACAATCCATACAGTTATCAGCATCACATTCCCTTGAAATTTCAATATTACTATTTAGCATCTTGTCAGCATCATTTTTCATGGTGATTATTTCCTTATTTACAATAATTTCAGCCTCTTGGATAGCCGTAATGATACTTTTACTCTCCAATTTCATATTTGATATTCCAACACAGTTTGAGGATAGATAAAATGTATCACCACGACCAGAAAATTTATTTTTCCGATATAAATGGATAGTGATATCAACTAATCCGCATTTCCCCTCGAAAATTGTTCCGCTTTCTACAGAAGTATTCATCTTTGCATTACTTACATATTTCATGTTATTATTTCCTCCATTTTCTTTTTATTTTTCATACTACTCATACTTTTCCTTTAACCTCTTCAATTCAGCTAATTCCTGTTCTTGCTGTTTTTGTTCTTCTTCTCGTAGCCTTTCCTGCTCTGCCTGCTCCTGCTTGTTTTTATACCAGTCTTTATGCTGTTCTTCATCTTCAAACAGAAAATCTAAAGGAAAAGAGCCACCTCTTGAGTCATACAAATCATAATGGCTGTCATATGCAGTTACATAAACTGTATCTTTTCCAAAATCGGTTTTTTCTGATTCAAATGCATCAAACTCCTCATTTGTAAAGCCAATCTCATCAATTACTTCTGCTACTCTATCCATGATTTTTTCATAATTTTCTAATGTTTGTAATACCTGTTCTTTTGTCAAATTAAACATAAGTTCCCTTTCTGCTATTAAGCCATCATTCATCTGTTATTATAATTCATCTCTATTCGTTATCATATTCCTTTAATAATTTATCTGTTTCATTAATAATGTCCATGCTTTGCTTTATTAGATTCTGAAGCTCTGGGTCATTCTTAAGCTTTTCTTCTCTTTCTTCATAAGTTTCATAGTTCTCGTCTTCGCCATGTAGATACATTTCATACATAATCGCATTAATCAAACACATTTCTTTCATAATTATTCCCTTTCGTTAATTACTACTCTATTATTCCATGTATTAATTATCTTTTCTTTATCAAAACTATTGTCAGTCATAATACAACAGTCGTCACAATATATATAATATCCTTCCTGATTATCATATATCATTGTTGCATGTCCACCACAAAAAGGGCAGGATTTAAGTTTAATGTTAATTTCACTTTCCATAAATTCACCTTTTTATTCCTATCTAAAATTATCTCGTTCAAAATTCTTATTAACAGCTTTCATATTTGATAAAGCAGACTTTATAATTAAATTCATAAAGATTCATCATCATCTTCATCATCAGTACAATCCATTCCAAGCACCTGATGGACTTTATCAGGATTAAGTTTATGATTTACTTCTTTTCTAAAAAGCTTTTCTGCTTCTTCAATTGATTCTACATTATCAAATGCCTTACTGCATGATACTGTAACTAAAACTCTCATACATTTCTCCTTTATATCCTTTTTAACTAAACAGTAAATTTCCGTTTCATCTTTTCTTAAATTTTTTATGTTCTTCTATCAATTCTTCTAAAATATCCAATGGAACAATATTTTTTAAATCATCAACATAAACTCTTATATGTTCAAACTTTCCATTCAGATAATTGTATCCACACTCAATACATGTTCCACAATTAAAGCCTAGTTTATTTTTACATATCGGACATTCCATTTTATCACTCCTATCTAATTTAATTCCTGTTTGCATTCTTCTAACAAATCATCTACTGCTAATCCATCTGTGTTTCTCCACCATAACAGTAAATTATCGTCTTGTGTATTTACTTCTGCCAAAGCATCATCAAGCATTGGGATGTTTTCATTATCACTTTGCATATCCTGTACAAATGCTTCTTTTGAAGTCCATTCATATTCTACATACTTATCGTCACAATTGATAATAACTATATTAAGCATAATATTTTTCCTTTCTGTTTTAATCTTTTCTTATAGTTAAAGATTCAACTGAAACTCTTGTTTACTCATGCACCTGTAAATCCTCATTTCATTGTATCTCTTTTCCCATGTTAAAAATATGCATTTTTCCATCTTCACTCACATATTCGTCACCATCTTTTGATATCTTTGTCCATTCAGACACTTTTTTGACTTCTTTTGTTCCATATTCCATATCAACATCTGCAATAAGTTCTGGCAATGTATCTGTAAAACCATACCCACCATTTCCTGTATCTACTTCTATTCTAAATATATTATCCATTTTTACCTCCATTCTAAAAGACTTGAAACACTTGTTTACTTATGCATACTTGTAAATCATTGATTCATTTGTCTTATCAAGTTTGCATAGTATCTACCTATACCTCGTCCATTATCAAATTTCTGATATTTATGAAACTTAATCGGATTATCTTTAATCAATCTAATTATATTGTCAGGAAAATTATTTTTATTGGCAATTTCTATCATCTTTTCGTTTGCAAATTTCTCTGTACATGAACCGAAAGGGCAACCAATAGGATTCACTCCCCATGATTTTTCTATAATATTGATAATTTCTGTAATATTCTTCATTCTTATTATCTCCATTTTCTGTTGAAGCTCTTGTTTACTCATCAAGAACACCTATCATAGATGGTATCTGGCACACTTTTAGCTCACCATCAAATAATTCTCTATGTTCTCTGGATTCAAAATATCTTTTTGCTTTATTATAAGCATCTCTTTTTGAATCTGCTTTTACTTCAATCATTCTATCGTAGAATATTGCTATATAATTTCCATCTTTAATTCTTACCATATCTCTCCTTATAACAAATCCTGAGTATTGTAAATCATTGTTTCATATCCAAATTTACTTTAATCATTTCCATTGCATTGCTTTTAATTTCATTACGCACTTTCTGTAATTCACCCCATGTTATGTTATCTTTCATGCAACAATCACCATAATTACAGTACATGTATTCTGTGACTGTATCAATAATACTCATAATTACTTCATCACTTGCTACAGTTCCAATTTTTCTCATAGGCTCATTTAATGACATCTTATAAATTTTATTATTTTCTATATGATAAAGTCCATTTTCCATATTTTTACTCCTATACTATCTCAAAATCTTCATCAAATGATTTCATATCCGTTTTATATCCGCATTTATTTTCATCAATAAGTATCATATTATCACCATGATTCATACATCTGTATTCCTTTCCTTTTAGGAAATTGCTAAAGCGGTTATCTTCCATTAATACTTTAACATCATGTTTTGCTTTTGCTTTCATATGCTATTCTCCTTATTTTCTTCCTTTCTTATCAGCCTGCTGTTACTTTTATCTTGCATCCATCCTTAAGCTTATATGTATAAGTGCGGTTGCCCTTTAAATCAATGCCTGTATACTCAAGCATATCTTCACATGCTTTAAAGAACTGTATAGGAAGAAACATATACCCATGTTTAATAATCTCAATTTCCTTATCAAACAGGCTTTCATAATGTTCGTCATCATTAACCAGACTATCGTAAATGTCTCCATTATCAAAAATACTCTGGCTGAAAAATTTTCCTCCGGCTTCCTTACGCTCTCGTCTTTTAGCTTCAATATTCATTGTAATCTTTTCAATGACCTCTAAGGCTTCCATAAAATCATCAAGTTCGCCCTCATATAAACCTTCATCACTGATTTTTATACCTTTACTTATAAGGTATTTGCCCCATTCGCCATACCATTCGTTATCGCCAAAAATCTGTGTACCATTTACATTTGTTCTGTAACTCATATAGTTTTGTCCTCTCTTTACTTTTAATATCATTTAGATGTTCCATCTGAAAATTCAACAAGAATTTTGGTTGAATATTTTATATGTATAAAATTATTCTATTTCTAAAATTTCCTTTAATAAAGCCGTTTTTCTGAGTTTTTCTATTAATTCTTTTACATTATTATTTTTCTTTGTTCCCATTTAATGGCCTCCTTTAAAAAATTATTTAATTTATATATGACAGAAAAAACATTTATTTTGTTATAATATCAAACAATATAGATAAAACTCTGAAGTTTTAAGTTACAAATTTATGGTTTGCTGGGATAAACCAATTTTTTGTGTCAAAAAAAATATTATATTTTCTATCATACATATGGTGGATTATATTTCTCGTTTTTATGAAAGGCCGGGCTTTAATATAAATATGTAATCACGCTATGCAGTTGAAGTTATATACTGAGTACAAAGCATAAGTAAATATCCTGGACCAAAGCTTCGAAGTGTATCCAAATAAAAAATAAGGGATTAAATTAATCAATCCCTTATTTATTCCTTATTATTTAATTATCTAAAATTTGCTTCGCAATTTTTTAAGTTTTTGTTATTCTATGCGATTATATTTCCAATTACCAGTTACATCTATTTTTCCAAACCAATTACTTTCTAATTTCTTTTGGTATCCATGCAACCGTAAGATGTCTTGCATTTCGAGCATTTACATCGTTTCATTATTTCGTTATTATATTCGTAATAGCTTTACTAAATTCCCGACAAAACTCTTGTCGATGTTCCTCGGAAATAAGTCCCATTTGTTATCTTTATAAGTATTCCTCCATATATCCTCTTTGTTGCAATTCTGCTTTTAAACTATCTTGTTCTTTGTATAATAAATCACACTTATACGCAGATATATTAAAATCTTGCAGTTCACCGTCAATTTCATCTAATCTTTTAAAAAGGTCAGAACTATTAGCAGATTTTATTTTCATAATATTTTCCTCCAATCTTCTAAAGAAACTCTTGTCTACTCATGCATACCAGTAAATCATCGTTTCATTGCTTCTGCAATCTCTCTAATCCAATCACAAGTTTGCATTCCAATATATTGACTGGTTAAATTTCCATTACAATATTTTAATTCAATTTTGTTTATGAGATTATTGGCAAAATCATCTATAATATTGTTTCTATCTTCAATACTTGCAACAACCCCTATCTGTTCTTCTGGTTTATCTATTGACATTTTGTAAATTTTATTATCCTTTATATGATAAATTCCGTTGTTCATAATATTTCCTTTCCTTGTAAATCCTCATTTCATATTATTCTCAATTTCTTTTAGTCTCTCTTCTGAACCGCCAAATTCGTAACACTTACATGGTTCATTATCAACAGATACATCCTTTCCGTATTTCTTTCCGAAACATCTTCCAAGCCATTCTTTTCTACATAGTTGGCAGTTATGCATATTCATTTCATGTGTTATGTGCATAATTATCACTCCTTTTCATATGATTTTATTTTCCTAATTTTCTTCCACATTCGGGACAATACTTAATAGGGATGTAAATAGCACCAACACCTTCGCCATTAAAATAACCAGGACAAGTGAGAATTAATTCTGGTATAGCTGTTTGGTAATCGTGAATCACACCATCCCATTTATCATTTTCTAATACATTTCCATTCAATCTACCTTCGTTTAGATTATTACTATGGTATGGAAGTTTCGGTTGTTCCCATCCAAATTTTACATCTGTTCTTCTTTCGCAATATGTGCACATAATAATTCCTCCAATCTTACCATTCACCTTAATACAATTAACTTTGTTTCTTCTACATATTTTCTTGCAGCATCATATCCATTTCTATTAAACTCACCTTCAATACTAAACCAAAGTGAATCTAAAAAATTTGGAATAGATGCGAAATCTTTATTTGGATATTTTTCTCTATATCGTTTATACGCTATTTTATACAATTCATCTACTAAATCACGTTTCATTATATTTTCTCCTTTTACATTAAGAAATTCGTTTCATTCGGTTTTGATTTCCAAAATCTGTCCAATAAGTTTTTCTAAGTTTTCACTATTCAGATATGGACGCTGTGGATTTCTATTCTTATCATATAATATCGCAGAATATCTATCATTTTTATATTTGTATATAACATCAAATGACACGTTATCTGTTCCAATGAATGCATATGGTTCACCATATATATTTTTATTACCTTGTAAAAATTGCAACTCAATTTCTAAACAATGTTCTTCCACCTCGTTTTCATACAAGTCATTTTCAAGAATAGCTTCTATTTCTGTTATTCGCAGCTCTTTCTCCTGATTTTCATTATATTCTAGTCGCATATAATCATCTCCATTCTTCTATAAATCATTGTTTCATGGTTTCTGCAATTTCTTTAATCCATTCACAAGTTTGCATTCCAATATATTGACTTGTCAAATCTCCCTAACAATATTTTGATTCTATCTTATTGATAAGTTCATTTGCAAAACCATCTATGAGATTGTTTCTGTCATTAATGCTTGCTACGACTCCAATCTGCTTCATAGGCTCATTTAGTGACATTTTATAAATTTTATTATTCTGTATATGATAAAGTCCATTTTTCATATCATCTGTATACCTTTCCTTTTAGAAAATTACTGAAGCGGTTATCTTCCATCAATACTTTAACATCATGTTTTGCTTTTATATACTCTACTGCCTTTCTGCTATTTCCATACATTATGTCTCCCCAGGAGTCATAAGCATCCACCACAACATCCATAAGGGACATTTTCGTTAAATAATTTATCAATCTCTGCTGCATATTTACGATACTGTTCAGGCAAATCTTCAACATTAATCATCCATTCACCTTGATGTGCACAATTATAATTGACAATTCTACCGCCACTGCTCCAAAATAAAGAATAATTATCATCTTTAAATTTTCCTGTTTTAAAATCAAAGTCTTCAATTTTGTGTCCAAATTTAGCTTCTTTACCATCTATCAGCAATGTAAGTACTCCATGACACAAATTAGGATAATGTCCTGTATATGACACGAATTTGATATCGGCACCATAATTTTCGCTATTATTAATTAACATTTTTAATCCTCCTTTATATTATTCAATATAAAAAATATGACAGAAAATAAAAAATATCCCACCCGGTTAATTCCGGATGAGATATTGCTGCTACATCTTTTATAAATACTTTTCTACAGATACAATCTGGCTACAGTTAATTAAAATTTCTTTATCCTGGTGTCCTCCTTCTCCATATATCTTTGCAGCAGTTATGATATAATCATTTGTGTTAATAAGCTTATATATATCCTTTAATGTCAATGAATCACTAACTGTAATAAATCCATTTGTCAAACCTTCAATATAACCTTCACAATCAATTATTTGCTTTGCTCTTGTTGTTTTAATCTTTATACCCATATTTTTACTCCTTTTATTTAACATTCTTACAATATTATGTTACTTAATCTTTTCCCCCGTATTCTTCTCATATTCCTCTACTACCTTTGCAATGCTTTCATCAAGGCTTTCATATATACATATAGCTCTATCGATATGCGTTCTTACAACTTCCTCAGAGTCACTTATATCAGTCAGAAGTTTTGCTAAAATATCTCCATGATTTTTAAGGAACATGTTTACTGTATGTATAAATGATACAAAATCAATTATGTCTTCTACATTAACTTTATTTGGAAAAAATCTAATATTGTTATTAGAAAAAACAAGATTATCATTTACAATTGAATCTGCATATACAGAATCTACTAAAATCAATTTCTTTAAAAATGCTTGCTCTCCAGGATAATGCTTTGAGTCATATATATGAGATAATAAATTATCAGTATTATAACTGCTGCCATTATTATTTTTACTTGGAATATACATTGATTGTCTTCTCATGTCTTCATATAAATGTTCGAAAAATCTTTCAGTAAATACTCTTTTATTAATTGAAGATGCAGTTAATATTGCTGCACCATATTTTTTTACCTGAACAAGAGTATTCTGCATTTTAAGCATTGCAGGGTTACTGACATATTTATCCATTTTTAATAATGTTTCAACATTCCTGCCATTGTTTTTACAAAAATCAATTATAGCTTGACTATTAAGCAAATAGGTAGATACTTTTATTTTCCCTGATATAAGAGCATGACTGATAATATTATATACAGCGTATTTTGATATTCCATATACTGATTCAGGATACATGTTTACAAAAGTTTCAGAATATCCCGCTGTAATTATGTCAAGTATTGGGGAATACTTTTCTTTGTTTTGCAAACTCATAGCCCCCTGCAAAAATGATGGTGTAGCTTTTTTCATATATGAAATATCGTGTATAATAGTCTCAAGTTCTTTTTCAGTTAATTTCTTATGTACAGAATCATTTTCTACTTTTGATGCAATTTCTTTAGAATTTGTTTCTGATATTTTTTCTAGCTTGTCCTTAAGCTCTGTAATTTCAGCTTTTAAAGCATCTTTTTCTTTTTCAATTTTTATCTGATTATTATATAATTCCTTGAAATTTTCTTTTATATTGTCAAATGTACACTCAGATAATGCAACTATATCTCTTAAAAGCGCTAATTCTTCAAGTTTATGGCAATATTCTTTATATCCATTACTTTTAATTTTGTCATATGCAATTTCTGTGTACTTTTTATTATATTTCTCCTGTATGAACTGTTTAAAATCATTGATGTATCTGTCAATATTCATGAACTTATTTCTCCTTTAAATTTATTTATTATATATATGACTGAAAAAAAAAGGACCTCACACTAAGGAATTTCTTAGTGTGACAGCCCTTAAATTAATATCGAATATTAATAATATGTTTTACAATTCATCTTTTATCTGTTGCGGTGAAAGATAACCATTAAAATAGCTTCCATGAGCTTTTACTTCCTTAGTAAACTTCATAAGCTCGGATAGTAATTTATTCATTTCCTTAGCTTTTAAGATCATGTTTTTGCAGTTTTTATAATATCTGTCCTTATAATCATCATAAAGCTTATGTGTGGTATCACAATTTTCTTTTATTTTTTCTCTATCAATTGCAGCTTTATATACACTGTGATACCTGATATATAAAAATTTCTTCTTCCAATAAGGCATGTTTTTATGTCTTGGAGTATCAAAGACATAATTGATTTTCTGTTTAAATGTAGGCTTTTTTATTTTAAGATATTCTTCCTGCAAAGGTACAACTCTTCTTCCAGTTCTGATACAGTATACAGGGAAAGTTTCCAAGCCTTTATCCTTAATATACCAGCTTGTATCTACTTCTATTTGGTAATAATCAGATGTAGGTAAAAAACATTTAAACCCGTACAGGGTAAATACTACATAATTACTGCCTACCTTTATATCTTCTGCCTCCGGAAATATATTTTTTAATAGTCTACCCATTAAATCAGATGTGCGAAGTGATGTAAAACATATTTTATGCCAAGTGTCTTCATCTACAGGTGCATTAAAGTCTGTATTTTTTACAACTGATATCTGTTCCTTACATTCCGATATCTGCTTTTCAAGGCTTTCTATTGCTTCAGCAATATCTTTTTTAATTTATCGTTCATATATATACCTCATTGTATTTGATAAAATTATTCTTCATCACAATTATCATAAATAATATTTTCAACAATATTAATAGCCCTGTCTGCATCTACAACTTCTTCTCTGTCATCATTCGAGTATCCGTCATCATCATATGTAGCCCCAGTCCACCAACTGCAAGCAGACATCTCCTTAGAGGCTTCTTTAACTTCTCCTATTAAGGTATTTTTTACTGTATCTAATATACGTCTTTCATTTTCTGATTCTGCTTTTTCTATTAGCTCATTTATTGTATTAAGTGTCTTCATAAGTGTTACTCCTTTATATTATCTTCCTTATTTTCATACTTTCTTCTTTGTTTAATAAACCAAACACAGGAAAGCGTAATAAACATAATAGTGCAATTACATGCTGATACTGAAATAAGAAAACATATCTTATAAAGCGACATATGACCTGTTTTCATAGATACAAAAGTTAAAAATATTGTTATTATATCTATACAAATAAGCTTAAGTGAAAAATTTTTAAAAGCATTTTGTATTTCTTTAATCCTTGAATCTGTTTTCTTCATTTTCATAGCTGGTCTCTTTCTATTTTCTCTTTAAATCCGTATTTAGACAGATATTTAGCAATCTCTTTCTGCTTCTGTTTTATTTTAAGTATCTGCTCAGGAGCTTTCTGGATATATAGTTTCTGCCGTTCTATATCTTCATCATAACTCTTTTTTAAACATTTATTTGCTTCTTCAGCTCTTTTATATTCCTTATCAAATATCTTTTTTAAATACTGCTTAGACACAAATAAGCTGAAAAAGAAATCAGATATCCTGACACTGCATGCCTTATCTTTGTTAAATAAACAATGTTGTGCATTAGCCAGTCTCTTTTTAAATGTATAATTTTCGTATCTTTTAAAAATGTCCTGTATCTCATAAGGTTCATATTTAGGTTCATCATTCATTATTGTATTATAATATTTGATACAATCGTCAATAATCTTGTAAGTATGATTTATGAAATCTATGCACATAATATTTTGACTGCGAAATTCGTCAAATGAAGAAATCTTAACCATTACATTATCAACATCTGAATAAGGTGTTAAAAATATATCATCATTATTAAATACTTCAGCCTGCTTCAGATATTCTATTAATGAAGCATAAAATGTTTTACCATTAACAGTTATGTTCTTAAATAAAAAATTATAATCGCTTATTCCGTATACGGATAAATCAGACATAATTAATTCAGGGTTATTAATAAAATTTTCTAAAATATCCAGTTCATGTCTGGCATCCTTTAACTCAATACTCATAAATTTTTCTCCTCATAAAAAATCGAAATTTCTTGGTACTATTTTTGATTAATATTTAAGTAATAAGTTTTTCCTTTAATCTTGATATATCTTCCTTTTTTATTAAAATAACAAATCTTATTACAAGTCAGGTCATGATAATAATTGTCCTTATATTTGATTTCAATGGTTAAACCATTATCAAAAACTATCTCTTTATCGTCTGCCAAATTATATGGTACTTGTCGTACATACGATTTAACACAATCATTACAGTACATAAGCGTTCTCAAATCGGTACATATAATATCTTGTACACCCATACTTTTACCGCATTTTTCACAAAATAACTCTGCACATCTATATGGTATGTATTCACTTTCTTTCCATTTTCGACTACTTTTATTTAACTTATTTTCTACTTTTTCCCATAATTGTCCCAAACTTTCACCTCCAAAGGAAACTAATAATTCTTACTTGTTTTTTCTTCAAATGAAGCAGTTGCACAAATGTTGAGCCTTCTGTTATAAAAATATCCCTCTACTTCTTTTCGGACAATATCATTAACTGCTTTGGTTAAAGCTTTATCGACTCTATCCATAATCATTTGTTCAAAATCAATGCCCTTGATTTTACTTTCAATCGCTTGAATTACTTTATCATCTATATCTTTCAACACCAGTTCTTTAAGTTCCTCTTTATTTAAACCAGCTTCACATAACATTTGTCTTGCTTCTTGTCTTAAAGCGATTTCTTCTATTCTCATTTTTTTTACCTCCCAAGGAAACCAATAATTCTTATTTGTTTATTCTTCTCTTACATTTACTTCGTAGCTGCTCATCTTGCATGACTAATTACTCAGGGCAGTTTTTCTGAAGCTTTTGCTTATATAAGACTTCATCAACTATATCTGTAAAATTATAACCAAAATAATTATCATTCAGATAAGGATACATATTACTATAACTGCATTCTATCTTTGTCTCAAATTCTAATTTATACAAAAAAGTATCAACAAATGAATAATCATCCTGAAGCCAGATATTAAGGTAAAGGTCATTTATTATATAAATCCTAATATCTTTATCTTTATATTCATATGTCCAACACATAAATGTATATTTATCTTCAATATATTTTTTTAGTTCTAACAGATAAAAATATCTGTATACCCAAAAAGAATAATCTTCATCTGAAGTAGTATCTGAATGTAACTCCCGTTTACATACAGATATCTTTTTATTTATATCAGTCAGTATCTTACTCTTTAATCTATTGACTTTTTCCTGTCTTTTTGATTCATCTGAAATCTTTTCATAACCATTCATAAAAAATTCTCCTTCATATGTTTTTTAAGCTTTGCTGTTTTTTTATCCCGTTCAGAAAAAAGCTCTATGTCTTTATTTATCAGGTCTATTGTCTTTTCAATCATAATTTAGTTCTCCAATTTTATTTCTTGACTTAATTATAATTATTTTATGGTAAAAACATTGTAAAAAGACTAATTAAAAGAGCTGGTACAAAAATGTATCACATTTAAGTACCAGTCTAAAAATTTAAAGTTCTTTGTCAAAAATCTTTGATTTAATATTATTTGTCTTTACAAGCGGTTCATTCATAAATTCTTTATACTTTTTAGCATAATCAATCAGTGCATTATTATCATAATTGCTCTCGACTAATGCTCTGGTAAAATTACTATATTCTATATTACCGGATATGTATACTTTGCACTCCTTATCCCATTCTCTTAACGTATCATAATCATAACCACATGCATCACAAAGAGCTGCAAGTTCTTCTCCGGTTGTAGAATCCGAAAGGTCAATAAGCTCTGAATGAACCTTTATTAATACTTCTTTCTTCTTATCAATAACAGGGCTAATTACCGGTTCGATTGTATCTTTATCTATTTCTGTAAAACCACTATCAAAAGATAACCCTGTAAGTCCACAATCAGTTACTATTTCAGGATTAACAATAAAATATCTGCCGTTTACAGTAACAATATTACCTGTTACATACTGCTCTTCTTCATCTTTAGTACTGGTTCTCCAATTTATTTTCTTTGCCTTGTATGTGTATGCATTATTCATAAATTTGTTTCTCCTTTTCATTTTGATAATTTATATATGACAGAAAAAAAAGGATCTTACACTAAGAAATTTTTTAGTGTGACAATTCTTAAATTATTGTTAAGTATATATTTTACATTTCAGTTTCTATGAACTATTCGCAACCGATTTTTGTTGAATGGAGTTTTCGTGCTATTCTTCGATAATTAATATGACAGAGCTAAAATATAATTTTGTCTAAAGCATAAAAAAATCGGCTTATCCCACGAAGCTTTAAGCTTCGGGGTTTTGCTGATATTATTTGATATTATAAAATCTTCAATATCCAAATCTTTGCATTTTTTCTATGTTAAATTTCCAATAAGTTACATTTAGCACACTATATCTTTTAATAGCATCTTGTTTTAATCCTTCATTTGTAAAAATCAGATCGTACTTTTTTAAATCATTAAATAGTTTCTTACTCATTCTAACTGGGTAAGATTTAAAACCTTCGTTCTTTTCTTTCGTAATAATTTGATAACAAGCTCCATTATCCAAAATTAAATCATTATTATCAATATTAAGTATATCTCTGCCTACTTTTAATTTTACCATTTTATTATTATCTCCAATCTATTTACCCAGAAATCATCATTTAATCAGCTAACGATAAAATATCATTTCTATCAAAGCCAATTAATTCATCAGATTCTATAATATCAGCCAATATATTAACAATTTCTTTTTGTGCTTCAGAATCCCATTCCACAAGCTCCTCTTTTATAATCTTTGCACCATTTGATTTTGCAATATAATAATTTTCCAGTGTAGCAAAGAAAAATTCATATTGACTATCAAATGGTGGCATTTTACTATTCTTCATATCATTTAAATATTTTAATGTTTTTTTATTTTCCATCTACATTACCTCATTTCATCAATTCTTCAACTTCCTGCTTTATCATACTAATTTCCGATAAATCATACTGCCCAATCATTTTCTCTAATTCATCAGGTAGTCCAGTCATTTGCGATAAATCCTCAATAGCTCTTTCCATATGTTCATAAGCAAGATCCAAATTATTCCATACTGACTGCAAATTATTTTGTGTTTTATTAATTTGGCTCATTTATATCACATCAATCTCCTATTAGCCAATCTCTTCCATCACAAGATTTGTGTTCTTGGACAATTTCATCAGTTAATTTTATATTTTTAAAAAATCCACTACCAATTGCTGCACAACCATATGAACAATATTTATCTGTAAACCCAGTTCTTACAACAATAATTGAATTTTCAAGTAATGACTTGCCACATGTAGAACATTCCATATATCTTACCATTTATATCACCTCTTCCAATCTTCCCAATAAATCATTCTTTTGTTGTATATTTGCTATTTTTTAATATTCCTTCTATACTTCTTATCGCATCTTTTATACTCGTATAGTATCCATTTCTTACTAAACTTTTTGCAACTTTTTCTTTGTATTGTTGTATTTGTAAATCATTCATGTAATCACCTCCAAGGAAAGTTAAATTTCTTTTCATTTGTTTAAAAATCAACTTCTTTTTCTTCAAAACATCCTACTCCATCTCTAAACCATGATACTTTATTAGTTTTCTGTTTCGTTTGTAGTTTTGTAATTTCATCTTGTAGTTTTTCTATCTGCTTTGAATAATAAGTAGCGAAAATATCAGAAGCTTTTTTATCATCTCTACCAACCAAAATAATCGTATTATCATATAACACTTTTCCTATGTCACAACTATTTATGCGATTTTTAAATCCATAATAATTTTCATCTTTTAAGCCATAATAAATACTAGAGTTATTTTCCCCACCATAAGATCCTTCATATACATCGAAATATAATTCTGTATTCACTTTATTGTAAATATATAATTCAATTCTGTTATTTTTATTTTCCATATGTTCTATTCTCCATTCAAAATAAATTTAGATTTCTTAGTATTAAAACTGTGACCGAATTGTTATCTTTAATACACCACTTGTAATGTCCCAACTCTTAACTGTGGAATATCCATAGGAAAAAATTTCTTCCTGTTTATGATTATATTTTTTTATATTTAAGTAGTGTCTGAGTGTTTTAAAATAATCACTCCTTTATTTTTTAATTAATTATTTTATTTGACTAATATTGGATTGCAATCATAATCATAAGAATACTTTTCATAGGATTTTGTGAATGTCTTTTCAACCTTATACTTTTTTCTACATATATCACATTCTTTTATAATATCAATCTGGCATTCTTCATTATTCATATAATTAATTTCTTTCTCAATGATTTCGTCATCATTCCCATCAGAATGACCGCAAAATGGACAACCAAGCATATTTAATACCTCTCTTTCCTTTTATTCATATTATTTAATATATTCCTTTACAACTTCTGATGCAACTTTACTGTCTAACAATGCTCCAAACTTGAGCTTAAGTGATTTCATACATATTCCCATATTCTTTTCAATATGAGAGTCTAATAAATACTCCGCAATTACCTGATTTGATACAGATTTAGGTAAAAAATTATTTACAACAGCAATGCTTTCTGTAAGCTCTGAAAATCTCTTTGGATCACTCTCATTTGTAATATATGAAAGTGTATCCTCAAGCTGCTTTAATTCCTTTCTTGCTGCTCTTATTATATATTCATCAGCAATTACATCACATTTATTTTCTTTTGCATCTTTCTGAGCTTTGTCTAATATATTTTTGTATACAGAATAATGAATACTATTTTTTGTTTCAATCTTTTCCTTTAAAGAAATTTTTATATTGTTTCTTAAATCATCAATTAACATAATAAATTCTCCTTTATATAATATATTTTCCTATATTATATGACAGAAAATTAAATAAATTATTTGACATAAAATATTTGTTTTTAATATCTTTTTTAATGGTTCTTGTATTTATTTTTGCCATTTAATTATATACAATGCCAACAATATTTATAGTATTAAAATGTATCAGAAAAGCCGGCTACAAAAGTAACCGGCTTAAAGATATTTATATTTTATTTTAATCCTGCATTATTAAATGCATCTGAATCACATTTTACACCACTAGCTTTTAAAGCACTGGATAAGCTACTTTTAGTTGTATATGTAGTTCCTTTATATATTACGCTTGTTAAATTAGTACATTTATTAAATGCATACATACTTATGGCTTTTACACTATCTGGTATTGTTATTTCTGTTAATCCTGTGCAATTACTAAATCCTGTTATTTTTGTTAAACCAATACAATTATTAATGCCTACAATTTATGTTAAATTTGTACAATTTTCGAAAGTATCAGAATTTTTTATCATTTTTTGTTTCCTTTCTTATTTTTTGATTTTATTAATAACTAATAATTTGCTGGGAATTACATAAAAACCCTCTTGGTTTTCCATAAAATTATAAAAACAATACTCATTATTGTTATTATCATTAAATATAAAACTGCTTCCTGAATTAAAAGAAGTTTCATTACTTGCTTGAAGTTTTGTTCCATCCGGTAATGTATATGTAGTTATTTTGATATTCCCACATGTCAAATTCAGCATTTTCTCCATATTTTTCTTTTACTTCTTGATTAATAGTTTCAGGGTCTGTAGGACCATCATAAGAAATTGATTCAGTATTGATTGTTACCGGTAATGTATTGGCATTTAATAAAGCTTCAGCTTCTTCTTCACTGTTTATAACTATTTTGTCATATTCTTTGTTATCAATATAAGTCTGATTATTGTTTGAAACAGTACTTTCCTCTGTAACTATATTAATTGGTTGTACACTATTATTAAATAATCCACATCCTGATAACAACAGGCAAATTGCCGGAAAACAATAAAACATTTTTTTGCTTCTTTTTAATAATTGTATTTTACTCATTTTTATTTCCTTCCTTGTTTATATTTTTCATTTATTAATATGACAGAATAAAAAAATATTTAAATTTTTTATTCAGAAATTTAAATCATTAAAATTAATATGACAGAATTTTAAATTAAATTTTTGACATAAAAAGCATATATCATTAAGTGTGCCGTTTATATTTTCAAGTAATATCAGTAATCTTGCCGAAGCTTTAAGTTACTAATCTATGGTTTGATGGGAAATCCATATGTAAAAAAATAAGCATATGATCTGATATCCAAACAGAAGTATCTGAATGTCAGAGAAAAACATAAAATACCCTGTTAACATTAAGAGCTATACATGTGTTTAGCAGTTTAATGTAACAGGGTATGGATTCCGTCATCTTCTATACAAGAATCAGATTGTATTTAGTTTTAATGTGGTATGTCAGGATGTAAATTCTAAAGTGCAAATTTAATACTATATAAGATAGCGGATCAAGTTATACTGAGTACAAGGTATAAGTGAATCTTCAAAGGTTTAGCTTCTTAATACATTCAATATATATATTTTATAGGAACATACAAAATTATATTTAATGTATTTTTGTCATAAGTTAAATCAAAGTTATCTGATTCAGAATATTTTATTTCACTTAAAGGTAACTTATATTCAGAATATATGCTGCTATTTTTTTTTAAATAAACAAGTTCTGTAAAATCTGATTGAAAATATACTTCTTTATTCATGTCTATTTCTTGAATAACCTTTTTTAAAGCTATTATTTTATCCCAATATTCTGAATTTTTAATACCTATAACTGTGGAATCAATGTCTTTACTGATACATATAAATAAGCTTAAATATATAAAAACACTAAAACCTATTAATGTAATTATTGAAATAAATGTAAGTTTTATAATTAAACTTATAATGCTTAAAATAAAACATATAAGAATACCTGCTAAAACAATTTTAGTTATTCGTTTTTTTGACAAAGATTTATTGATATTTTCATCAGTCGCATTATCAAAATTAATATTAAAATATTCGTTATGTGTTTTTAATTTTAAATTCATAACTTATTTTTAGTAGCAGACTGTATCGTATGTATGGAAGTATTGTAAAATAAACATTTATTACTTCTTTTACATAAAATACTGTCTACTACGTTCTCCTTTTCTAAAATTATTCTTCATCCAATAGCCTGTTTATCTGTTTTAGTTTTTGTTTCTTTTGAAAACTCTTTCTTTATTTCAGGTTGCAAGTATTTATCAAATATTTCAACAATTATATTTGCTCCTGACGGATAATCTTTTTCAATATAAATACTTTCCCAATCTATATCCGGGACAATACTTTTTACACTTTCATAGAAATAATGTTCATCCCATGTATCAATATCTAAAATTTCATTTTTAATATCTTCCCATTCTTTTTCAGTTTTAATGCCATATTCTTCAAAGCCATTAGTTTCAATATTTTCGATTGTTCCTTTCTTGCTTTTTTCAAGAAGAAATATGTTTCTGTTTGAAATCTTATTTACCAGATAATATTTATCAATCCGGCTCATAAGATGCATGAAATCTTCATGTTCATTATATCCCCAGCGATATGAATAATCTCCGGCATCACTATTAATTGTGAGAATCCCTGCATCACAGTCAAATGTAAATCTAGCCCAAAAGCATAATGAATAAATTTCATCATCTTTAGAAGCCTTTAAGTTGTATGTATATATTCTTGGATTTATTTTTGTTATTTCCATAGTTTTTCCTTTCTTGCTATTAAACTGTTGTTACAAACTAATATTGATTTCTTTTTCTATTGTATTTTTAGGAACATATAGTTTAATTTCTTTAATTCTTAAAGAATTGTTCTTTATTAAATAACTTCATATCCAGAGCAGTTTTAAGCAGATGTTCAAAAACAATATAAAACTCCTTGCTATGGTCTGACCTTCCTCTGTTGCATGTATCAATATGATGTAATTAAAGAGCCTTCATCCATATCAAAAGTTACTGTTTTGCCTTTCTTTAACTGGCAAAATAAATCAGCTCTGTCATCTCCAAATCCAAATGGAAGATAATCATAACTTTCTATTTCATTCCTGATAAGAAAATCTTTATTAAGCTTAAATGATTCATTCCATATTCTTTTTACTGTTTTTGTTATCATTTTCATATCATCAACTGAAAAGATTACGCTGCCATCAAAATACTTCATCTGTTTTGTAAGATAATCTATATAGCTTTCAGGAGTATCTTTAAATAATCCTGCATTTATAGCTTCTCTTACTTCATTTGTTGTAAGAGGCAAATATGTGTATCGTTTTACGGCTGTTATATGTGTTATTCCGGTTACTATTGCTATTACAATCATGCCTATAATAGCAAAAGCAATTAACAGCACGAAAATAATGCCAAATAGCCATATAGCACCTATGATTGTTTTTATCAAAAATATTGAAAACTTACTGCTTACATCTTCTATATACGGATTTATTTCTTTTCCGTTATTTATGTATGGCAATATCAGATTGCCTATAATGGCAGATAAGGCAATATATATCATAATTGCCCCGACTAATATTACTCCTGTACACTCATTAAAAAATTCTTTCCAAAATGATTTCTTTTTCTTAAATTTCATAACTTATCTCCTTTTTAGTATTAATTCATATATTTTTAAATCTGTCTCTTCTGTAATAAGGAATCCATTCTTATAAGACTCCTTATACTTAAGTGACTTTAAAAATGCCATCTGCTCTTCCCTTGATAACTGCTTCTTAAAGGTAATAATCTCATCATGGCTGCAATCAGTGCATTGCTCGATAAGACTATATAGAAATGACTTCTCTTTTACTCTGTCAATTAAATCAATAGTTGATTTAAACAGCATTATTACCATAAAAGTTATAACAAACGAAAGTATAATAATCTTCATAAATAGCCCCCCATTTATTATCTTCTATCTAAATAGTGTAAAATCCACACTATTTTATATTTAAGTAGTGTAAATGTACTAACTTAAATTAAAGAAAAATCACTATATATTGTAATTTTTTTATCATATATCTAATAATCACCATGCTGTTCAATATATTTCATTAATTCGGGTGAAAATAAACACAGTCCTTTAATTCCCTGCTTATCAAGCTTCTTTTTTATCTTCTCATATTTTTGCATGTTAAGGATCTTACCATCCTTATTTACATAGAATGAATTATCAGAAGTAAAATTATTACAGTCTGATGTAAACCATTCCCCGGATTTATCCTTAAAAATATATCCCCAATATCCAGTTTGCTGTGCTATTTTTCTTGCTTCTTTTCTTGCTTCTTTAAATGTCATTATTTTTCTCCTAAAAAAGACATGTCCAAATTCTTTATATCAGCTTCATACCCATTAGGAATATTCCTTAAGGTTATATTGCTTTTAATCTTAGATAATATTTCCTGCTGCCTTTCGTCTGGGTGCTGCATTGATTCAAAAAAATCAACAGCATCATTTCCTGTAAGCGTCATAATAAATGCTCCATACTTTATTTTTTTCTAAGAATTGGTTCATACTCTGCTAATTCTTCATCATTTTCAATTAAAGGTACTTGCTGTATTACTGTCTTGGTTGTAATAACCTTATTACCGTTCTCATCAGTGGACTCTTCTTTTTCTGCTGATTCTACAGTTGTAATAACAGACTTTAGAAAAGCAATCTGTTTATTACGGCTCATATGTCTGAATTTCTTTAAATTATCCTGTGATATATCATAAAGCAAACAATCATAAAGAATTTCTTTTTTATGTTCTTTCTCAAAAAATTTTGTAAAAGCTATCCATATAAGAGCCGTTACACTAATTAATAAAACTATCACAGTAGCTATAGAATTTTTAAAACTTACATTAACAATTCCCGGGAATACTCCTATAAGCAAGGACATAAACGCCTTATCCATAAGAGTCATATCGTATATGTTTGCAGTCACAAAATAAAAACTAAGCATAATCAATGAAACAACAAAGACTACATTTATTAATATAGTTATAATCATTTTTCTCTTTCCTTTCTGTTTTAAATTATATTGTATTATTTATTCTATTTTATTTAATTCACCTGATTCTTTGTTAAATATAAATATATCTGAACTCAGATAATCTTCTTCTTCCTGAATACCAAATATCTTTAATGCCATTTGAATTTCTTCAGGAGTAAATTCACTGTATTTACATATCAACAGAATATGTGCTGTAACAGGAATAATGTATAAATTTGTTTTCAGTTTCTCTGAAATATTCTTAAGCAAATTATTGTTCAGAATAGCACTTGTATTATAAAAGTCGATTACATTTTGAATTGCATATATTCCTTTAATACATTTGCTCTCAAACCCACCAGAATTACTTAGAAAAGATAATTCTTTCTTTGTCTTTTCATAATTATCATCATCTGCCAGTTGCGTCAAAAAATAATCACCTAATACACTGATAAAATATTTATTGGAATATATTGAATGAATTGCAAGATTGTACAATTCGTTTTCATCAATTTTCAGTATGTCCCTCATATAGTTATTATCAATTACAAACATTGTACCTTCTGAATTTTCTTTAGGTATGATCACATTATAAATTATTTCGAACTCATAAAATGGCCTATGAGGAATGCCGCTTAAATCTTCCATATTGTCCGGCTTTTGTATTAATTGAGGCATAATATAGTGTTTTATATCATTTGAATTAATTTCTGGAGCTAAATTATTAAGTTTATATTCACTACCATTAGAATTTTTGTTTCTATAAAATGCTTCAGATATTGACAATGCAATTTCTTCTATTGACGAATTATTTAAATATTGTTTATATAATTGATTTAATTTAAATTCTAAGGGACGCATAAACTGATTTTTAGAATGAAAAATAAGCTTATCTGATGTGTAAACTATATCTGTTGGTGTAATATCTTCAATATTTTGAAGTAATTCGAATTTAAGATGTTTAAGAAAATCTTCGTAATTCATTTTTTTGCATATAATTAGTTCTCCTTTTATTTAGTTATATTTTTAATATGACAGAAAAAATGAATTATTATTTTACATAAAATAATTGATGTGTATGAAAATAAGACAGTAACTAAATGTAAATGCCTTTTATTTATTAAAATATCCCGTTTTTGTGTTCTTCTAAGCACTTTATTGGGTATACTATGCCTTTGCTTGGGAAAAATAATAACAATATATTGTACGTTTATTGTTGTATATTAGTTTAATATGTTAACTTTATTAACAATATATAGTTATTTAAGATTTATTAAAATATAGCTAAGATACAAAAATAATAACAATATATAGATATAAAATATGATTTAATATACATTAAAACTAACAACATTATGTTATAGAATAGAAAAATTTGTGCAATAAAATTAACAATATATAGCTAAATATTTAATACATAAATGTAATAATGATAACAATATGTAGTAATATATTACCCGTTGCATAGCCAATAAAATGCCTTATATGTGTCAGAATAATACCATGATGTAGTTATCATATGCTGATTTAAGAGATAAAAAATGTTAATTTGATAACATGTAATTGGTAATATTAGCAATTATATATGGATTAATTGGGTACAATAAATTGTATAATTAGTGAGAAAAATAAATATAACTGATTAATGGGATATAATTATTATTTACTAAAGTTAATTAATGGAATTACTGGGAACATATATAAAAATGATAGAGTAAAGGAAATAGATCTAAGAGCAAATAAGAAAGAATTAGTGTATATGAATGCATCTATTGAGACAGAAATGGGATTATTGGGCTTACTAAGGCATTTGCAGGGCGAAGAATAGATTTACAGGAATCTAGTAATCATAATTTTTGTAATTATCATATATTATATATAAGAAAATTATATGATTTATTGGTATATTAAAGGCATTAATTGGGATAAATGAAGTGCTTGCCAGAGACAGATAAGGAATTGCCAGGGAAATAAACACAAGATGTATTAAGCTGATAAATGATATTGTATAGGAATATAACAATAATAGTTATACGCTTTTAATCCTTAATAATGTTCTAGTAGTTATCATATTAAGTCTTAAAACGCTATTAAGGAATAATCAAATGTATTATATAAGGCTCTAATTTTTATATTTTAATAATAAAAAGCGTATCAATGAAAAAGAAAATAATAGAAGGGCTTTGAAGAAGGTGTATGACATATTACACTTAAAGGAAGTGTAATCATAAAAAAATACAGCTATCTATTGATAACTGCATTTTATTTATATATTACATAAAAGATTGTATACTATATCCTTTCCGTCTGAAACGAACTCTAATTTTTTTTATTGCTTTTGATTCAATCTGTCTGATTCGTTCTCTGGAAACATTCCATTCAGTACCTATATCTTTTAAAGTTTTAACCTTTGAACCATATCCCATTCTACTCTTAATTACATATAATTCTCTAGGAGTGAGACAATCTTCAACTTCTTTCCAAAGCAGTTCATTCATTTCTTTTTGAATAATCGTATCTTCAACTTTAGGTTCAGGCACTTCTATATAATCAGCCAAACACGAATCGTCATGGCCTTCATCACTTTGAATAGGTGCATCTAATGAAACCAATTCATTAAAGCTCTGAATATGTACAAGCATTTCTTTAGTTAAAAGAGGATATCTTTGTTTTACTACATCATATAATTCATCAATTGTAGGTTTTCTTTGAAGTTTATTAGTTAAATCCACAAATGTAGTCTTAACAAAAGAATCCTGTTCTCTTACATGTACAGGGAATCTAACTAATAAATCATAATTGGCTAATTCTCTATATATACTCTGTCTAATCCAATGAGTTGCATAAGTTGAAAATGCATATCCTAATTTATAATCAAACATTTGTATAGCTTTGTATAATCCGAAAATACCGGCCTGACATAAATCATCCATTTCAAAACTTTGCGTTTTAGCTGTAACGGCTTTAGCAATACTGATGACTAAACGCATATTAGATAAAATCAATTTTTCAGTTATTTCCTTTTTCTTTTTAGGATGTTTTTTTATCTCTTCAAATAATTTAAGAGTTTCATCTTTGGATAAAACCGGATAATCAGCAAATGATTTAATATAATAAGTTATATTATTTTCTAATAATAGTTTCTGTTTTTCATTTGAAATCTCTTTATCATTTAAAATATCAGCACAATTATCCTCTGATAAAATATTTATGTTTTCTATTGGTTTATTTGTATCAAATAATTCATCAACATATTCATCTTTATTGTTTTTTTTATTTAATAATAAATTCTTATCTGCCATAAAAATCTCCTCTTAACATTGATGTCCTAGCATTTTTAATTCATTATTTGCTTCTATTTTCATTGTACATATTCTACTAATTGCATTATATGTAAATTTAGATTGCTCTTCAAAGGTCCCTAATATATCTCGTTTAATCATAAGCTCTTTACATTTATCTGAAGACTCTTTGTGTAATTTCATTTCTTTTACCATTGAATCTAAAATAGAATGCATTGAGGAAAAATAGGTAAAATAATTTCCTACTTCACTCAATAAATTTCCTATTTCCAATAAATCTATTTCATCTGATCTAGGAATTTCTTTCTTAAAATTAATTAAATACCATTCATATAAATCCGTTGAAGAAGCTTCAAGGATATCACTTATAGACTTATTTTTTAATTCATTATTCATATTTGTTTCCATAAATTATTGCTCCTTAATTTCTATATTGATATTTTCAAAACACTTAATTACAAAATAAATTAAACTCATTATGCAGACTATTAAAATGCATACCTGTAAATATATATTTGTTATAAAAAACGTAAATGGTATTAATGCCACACAGTTTATTAGAATATGATATAAGCTGCTAAGTTTAATACCATATTTATCTCTTACAGCACCTAACAAATATCCGCCAAAAGCATATATAGGGAATAAAATAAAATTAAAATGAATTATTCCAAATAAAACTGCTTGGATTATATTTGCACATAATTTATTGTTGCTTGCTTTATATGCATAGCCATAAATTATATATCTAAAAGTCAATTCCTCAATAATAGGTGCCACAAAAGTTGCTATTATTGTAGATATAATTGTTTTTATTCCTAAACTTCCATAATCAATATCTGATACATTTACAAAATGCATTTGAATTCCTGAAATAAGCTGCAATATTACAGAAGTTAATATGAAACAAAATACAAAATTCCAATTTACTACTAATTTATTTTTCATAAATAAATCTTTTTTATAATTGTAAAATGAGCTTTTTATACAAATAATGCACATAACAAACATTAATGTATATGTTGATATTGTGTAAATTAATCGAAATCCTTCATAATCTATTTTAGTTGAAATTCCTCCTGCATCATTCATATACATATTTAATAGACTGTCTATAAATGTTGCAATAAACATAGAAAATAAAATTATAAAAACAGAAATAATAAATGGAATAAAAATCTTTATATACTGTTTTGATTTTGAAAAGAAAGAATTACTTTTCATTTTGTTTTTTGCCATAAAATCCATATAAGAATTTAAATCATGCTTATTTTTTTTATTTCTTAATTCCTTAATATTACTGTTGTTGTTACTAAGTATCATATATTTTCCTCCAACCTTTCTAATATATATATGACAGATACAATTTTAAAAATCTTTACATAAAAAAATACCGCTGCAATAAACAGCGGTAAAACATAAAATAAATATTAAATTAGCATTTGCGTACTATTGAAGGGGCTGACATATCAGGGTTAATGAATTTCTTACATAAATGTTCAATTCCAGTTGTTGAATCAAGCCAATATAAATAATCTCCATCAACGTCCACCAGATATTCATTAATAGAATCAAGAACATCGTTTACTTCGGAAACAGTACAAATAAATCTATATGAAGACTTATTTTTCTTTAAAGGTTTAACAGATTTAACAATAATCTGATATACAGTTTCGTCATCTGAAGATCTAAAATCATCTACTTGAATTTTCCCTGATAAACATAATTTAGCATCATTAACAAGTAAGTCTCTAATATTTGCATAATCCTTAGAAAAACATACACCATTAATAGAACCTGTTTTATCTTCTACCTCAAAAGTTACCCATTCGTATCCATTTCTGTCCTTTCTTATAACAAGATTTTTAATTATACCAGATACATCATTAACTTCTGTTGAAATATCAGAAATGGGATCTGTATAAATATTATACTCATCAATTGGATGCCCTGTAATATAAACACCTAACACTTCTTTTTCATCATTTAGAATCTGACCTAAATCATCTTCTACATAATCAATATCTATATTTTCAAGATCATCTTCTAAGCTTTCTATAACTGTCTTAGCTGAATTGATACGTTTAATTATGGAATCCTTAGTTGGCATCTTTTTTGAAGTAACTTGAAAGGAAATATTTTCTTCTGAAATTTTTTCCTTAAACTCATCAAGATCAATATAATCTTCCACAAATTCAATAACTTTACTTGCGTTTTCAATAAACTTACTCTTCTCTCTGATTTTCTTGATTGTATCCTGAATTTCTTTCATACAAATCATATCTAATGATATCATTGTTCTTGTATAACCAAGGCAATCAAAAGCACCTGCTTTAATTAAGGAACTTAATGCTTCTGCATTAATATTTGTTCGTTTGATAAAATCCTTAATATCAGAATATTCTCCATTAGCATTTCTATCTTCAACAATTTTAGCTGCTTCTGCTCCAACATTCTTAATATTACTCAGACCATACAAAATATTTCCATCTACAACATCACAATGTAAATTTGAAGCATTAATGTCCGGAGGCAATACCTTTACTCCAAAATCAAGAGCATCACTAATATCATCAGCGACTTCATCAATCTTATCAGTATGATTTATTACATTTGTAAGATAATAAGCCGGATAATAATACTTAAGAAAAGCAGTCCAATATGATGTAACAGCATAAGCAGAGGCATGTGACTTATTAAAAGCATACTTAGCAAAATCAACCATCGCATCCCAGATTTTATGAGCAATTTCTTCTGGTATTCCATTTGCAATACAACCTGGTACTAATGCTTCATTTTCTTTTTTAGTATCAGCATTGCCATATACAAAAGTGTGTCTTTCAGCATCAATTTCATCCTGATGTTTTTTTGACATAGCTCTACGGACTAAATCAGAACGCCCCCATGTATATCCTGCTAAATCACGAACAATCTGCATTACCTGTTCCTGATAAACTATCTGTCCATAAGTAGTTGACAAAATTGGCTCTAATTGAGGACATAAATATTTAATCTTAGATGCATCCTTTTTACCTTCTATGAAATCAGGTATAAACTTTTCAGGACCAGGACGATATAAAGCATTCATTGCTATTAAATCTTCAATACCTGTTTTATTCATTTTAAATTTCTCCTTTCAATTCATAACTATATAATTTATGACAGAAAATTAAAAAAAGCGTCCAATTTTGGACGCTTGCATGAATATTAAAAAGAATACTTGTTACATATATTTTCTTTTATATAAGTTATTAAATTTTTAGCATAATCTATTCTGCCTTTTAATTTATCAATATCATTGATATCATATGAAACATTACCAGTAATACTAATATAAAAATCATCTTTTATGGTTTTAATTTCAATATCATAATATGGAATCTTTGGAGTAAAAAAGAATCTTATGACTTTACCTGTTCTTAAATCTCTTCTTAATAGAATTCTATATGTTTTATTATCGTATTCATCTATTATCCATGGACCGGATTCATATGTTCTAATAAAAGTTACCATTATCTTACTTCTTCCTCTCTGTTATCTTTATTAATTTCAGTATGAATTACATCTGGCATAATTTTATCTTCATCATCTTCTCCGCCTAAATCTAAATCAATATCTGATAATTCATTTGTGTCAATATTGTTTGTTATATTACTAATATTAACACTTTTACAATTTTGAGTCATTGCCTTTATAACATCATCTATAGTTTTAGCATCTCTACCGATTCCATCAAGATAAAAAGCAGCCGTTACCTGAGCGCAAAAATCTGCGATTATATGTCTATCAGTTGTTTCAGGGCAAAACTTAGGAACATTATAATATTCACAATCTCTATTGATTTGGGAACACGCAGCTATTGCAGCTTCATGTTTAATTCTCCGATTTTTATCCATAGACTGAATAGCTTCTCGTAATTCTTCTCCCTCAAGTGTAGCATATTTAATTGGAGTTGAATAGTTTTGATGATAAACAATCTGTACATATTCTCCAAATGCGGCCATATTGTAATTTAACATATCTAAATCATTCTCTCTATATTCATTATCTGGCGAATTTATTGCATTTACTAATTCCTTAAATTCTTTAATCATATTTTTTACTCTCCTTCCATTTATTGTTATAATAAATAAATGACAGAAAAATAAAATAACAAGTACCCATTAATAGGTACTTGTTATTAAGCATTTGTTTTAATTTGAATTACTCTTATCATGTACAAAATATAATTTTTGTATTAATTCAGATTTTCTTTTTTCATACTGAAATAAATCATCACATTCACATGATAAAAAACTTGCAGCAGAATCAATCTGTTTTACAATTTCCTTTACTATACAATCAATGATTTCCTTTGGTGATTCCAATAGTTTAATTAAGCCTAAATGCTCCCCTTCATGAATTATGAAAGCTGTATCTGGTGTCAAAACTAGCGTTGCTGTAGAGCCTTCAGAATCAAAATAACAGGATGCCATATTATTGTTATAATAATTAATGCACATATCTAATAAGTCATTTGGGACATCGGTTAAATATGAAGCGTTTACTCTACAATTTGTCTTTTCGAATTTAATATTACACTAACCATTTGTTAAAATTTCAATTATCATGATTTTCTCCTTAAATATAATTATAGGCAAACAATGTTGCCATTTTTAAGTATACTTATAATACTGTTAAGTTCATACAAACCTAATATCTGCTCACTAATTTCATTTAACATATTATCTGATACATTAGCGTTATAAGCATCAAGTTCTACATCTGTTTTTATTGTTGCTAAAATTTTTGACAACAAAATATTATCTTCACTATTTATTAAACAAGTTGAAATACTTTTTCCTTTAGACATATTAGATTCAATATCTGAAATATTCATATATATGTTAAACAAATTTCCATACTTATGTATTAGTTTACTTGCAGTTTTAGGTCCAATACCTGCAGCTCCAGGAATATTATCCGATTTATCTCCCATTAATGCTTTTACATCAATAAACTGTTTAGGAGTAACGGAATATTCATTCATAATTTCTACCGGAGTCCAAATATCTTCCGGGTTGTTTGGAACAACTAATGATACTAAACCATTACATAATTGTAACAAATCATGATCTGCAGATATAATATTAACCTTATTTCCAGCTTTACTTTCAATAGTTGAAATTGTTCCTATAATATCATCTGCTTCATATCCTTCTTTTTCAATAACACATATATTCATTGTTTTAAGAATAGGGACAATAGCCTGTCTCTGAATCTTAAATTCTTCCGGTGCAGGATCTCTAGTTGCCTTGTACCCGTTATACATTAAATGCCTGAAAGTTGGTTTTGCAGTATCAAACGCAACAATTAATTCATCAGGACTATACTTTTCTTTCATATATAGAATTGTATTTAAAGCTCCTTTAATTGCATTAGTCGGAAATCCCTTTGAGGTTTTTAATTCTGGAACACCGTAAAAAGATCTTCTGAGAATGTAATTCCCATCAAAAATCATAATATTTTTCATTAATTTTTCTCCTTTATAATTTTTAATATATTTATGACAGAAAAAAAGCAGGAAACATAAGTCTCCCGCTTTCAAAAAATCTTATTCAGTTATGAAAAATTAAAATATTCAATTTCTTTCACTTAAGAATTTTTCCACAGCATCTTCAACAGCTTCATATTCAGTAAGACCGTTACCTTCTGCGTAAGTATCATAAGCTGCTTCACCAATATCAATATAATCATTCTCAGTAATATCAGAATGATACTGAGGCTGAATAATCTCTTTAGCTGTATTAATCATCCATGTTGAAACAAATTCCTTATGAGCCTTATAAATTTCGTCATATGTTAATTTTATTTCCTTACCATTTCTTATTATTGTCATTATTTATTCTCCTTTAGTTGTTATTATTTTCGTCAGAATTATCATATATGACGCTTTCAATTATATTAATCGCTGTATCTGCATAAATAACTTCCTCGCCATCATCGTTAGAATATCCATCGTCATCATATGTACTTTCAGTCAACCAACTCGCCTCAGAAACTTCTTTAGAAGCTTCTGAAATCTCATTTATTAAAGTATTTTTAATGATATTCAACATATTCTTTTCTGTTTCTGATTCTGAAGTTTTAATAAAATTATTTATAATATTTAAAGTTTTCATGAAATTCCTTTCTTTTTACAATGTACTTTTTATAACCTTAACAGGTTCTAATCTGCCGTTTATAAATGAAGCAGTTCCTAATGTTTTATCAGTATTTTTAGAAGATTCAAAGAAATCATTTGCCATATCCTCATTTGAAAAATATAAATATTCTCCTGAATTGTCTCCGCAATCTGACTCATATCCTATCCAAATATAATAAAATGAAAATCTTTCAAGGCTATCACTGTCGTCAGGGATTTCTCCATCCCAATCATCATTTTCTTTTATATCTTCTTCTAATTCATATTTAAACTCGCTCATCATATTAGGATCGTCTAAATATACACATTTATGGTAATTATCAACTGCAATTGCGCATTTCTGTCCTAATGGATGCAGTAAATAATTCTTAGGCACTTCCAATAATGCCTCTATCATATCATTTACTGTTTCTAAGTTGTTTTCCTTAATTTCAAATGCATTAGTTTTCATAATTTTATTCTCCTTTTTAAATTTTATAATAATACAATGACAGAAAAATAAAAAAACTGGCTACTAATAGTAACCAGTTTAATTTTATAACTTTACAATTTTCTCATTGATTTTCATTCTAAATGTATTGATTTTGTCTATATCTGGCTCATCTGGCAATACAGAGTTTTTACATGCATTTTCAAACTTATTCTTGTATTCATCTACTATTTCAAAAAACTGTTTATTAGGGATTCCATTTTCATCAAGATATACACCATTTCTAATATCCATCAACAAATCATGTTCTTTAATTCTTTTCGTTTGAATTTTCCCTTCAGAAACTAAATCAATTCCCATCATATACAATCTAAGTAAATGCATACTATGTTTTGCTATTTTACCATGATTTAATGCATGTTCATTCCTTTTACTTGTTTTCCGGTAATCTCTTAAAGTGTTATTAAATTCTGAAAGCATTCCTAACAAATCTTCCATTGAACACTGTGTTGCAATAATATTACATTTGATTTTGCCATCAACCAAATAAAAAGACACATTATTTTCATCTAAATTGTACTTATCATTCATTTTCTTGGACATATTATTAAGCACTCCAGAAATGTGTCTATTTAATTCTTCCTCAGTTAAAGCAGCGTTGGTCTTCTGCTGCATACGGTATAACTGTTGTAATGCATATTCACTAAATGTATTAATACATCTATTCGATAAAAAAATATCTTTATTTTTTAATAAAAGCTCCCCAATTTCATTTTTATAAATATAATCATCTGTATCTAATCCTAAAAGTTCAATAGTGTTTGGATTGCATTTTGTTAATAAATCAATAATTTTGTCAAAACTATAAATAGTTGTATCTGTATTAACATCTACAAAATTTTCAAAATCATTACCTAACAAGATATCTTCTTTTCTTCTAACAGCAACTCCTCTTATATCAATATCGCTTTCTGGAAGATTTGTCCCATATGCTCTGCTACCACCTAATCCAAGTATACAAATATTCTTATCTAAATTTTGATTTTCCTTTAAAAATGAATACTCAGGCATATTTAATATATTTTTATTTATCATATTCTCTTTCCTATCCTTGTAATTGAACTACTCGCAACCGGCTATTGTCGGTTGGAGTTTTCTTGCTTAATTGTGATAATATCATTCTTTTATTTTCTAACAATAGCAGAAAAATCTACTGACTGTAAAATCTTAATGATATCTTCTACTTCAGGACTTCTCCATGCAGTCATAGCATAGGTATGAGCGTACTCATCATAATGATAATGATTTGCCTTTAGGTGTTCAGCGGCTGCCTTTTCTGTTAAAAACATTGTGTTTTCATAAATTTTATCTCTATATGCATAACAGGTGAAAGTATATCTGCCATAATTATGCTCATTCAACCAAGTCTTTAAATCATCAAGATCAGCTAAACATTCCTCATAATCATTATCTTCTTTTGATGTAACATAATATCCATCATATTCTTTTGAAATAACCCAAGAGTCACCGTTTTCTTCAAATTCCTTATTAAAAAATACAATTGCATCATCAATATTATCAGCAACTTCTTCTACAGCTTCATTATCGATTAGTGTTACACCGTCTTCATATCCTTCTGGAACAATACACTTTTCTTTTCCCATAATAACCCAAAATCGAGGATCAGCTTGTCCTACATGGTCCTGTGTATTTAATTCATGCTGCAAATCAGACAAAAATTTGATTTCTTTATCTGTAATTTTATGTTTCTCTACTGTGTCTGGATGGTATTGTAAATGTTCATGAAATATTGCCATATTTTTCTCCTTAAACTTTATTTATTTTTATTCAGTATAGTATTGGAATGCACAATCATACATTTGTTTCCCAGTTATCTGATCTGTGAATATAGGACAATGCCAATCCTTATCAAATCCTGTTTCCTTACACCATTCATTAATAACTCTAGTAGTAATTGGTGTGACAAACACATATAAATCTGATTCATGGTGAAAGATATCTTTTTCAGAATATCCAGCCTCAATAAGCCGTTGCATAAGAGTTTTATTATTTTTCTCCATAATATTGTTCTCCTTTATTTATTATAATTTAAAAGAAATATGACAGAAAAAACGCACATCATAATGACATGCGTTTTAATACAAAATATTCAATTAACTATTCACTATGAACATAACATCTTAAGGTTATTCCTCATACCGGCTGACTCAAACTGGAAAACATTCTTAGTTCTTCCTTTTGCATATACTTCTTTGTATACCTTATCAGCTTTAGGACCCTCTAATGGAATATTCATTACATCAATTACTTCTCCTGTATCTCTCTGAATCATTCTGAGTGTGTCAGTAATAATTGTAAGAGTTTTTAATCCAAGAAAATCCATTTTTAATAATCCATTAGCTTCGCACTGAATCATATCCATTTCTGTAGTTTTAATTCCCTTTTTTCCATCTCTAATAGGAATATAATCAGTAACATCATTACTATCATAAATAATAACACCTGCGGCATGTTGTCCGTATGTCGTAAGCATACCTTCACAATGAGCTGCAATATTAAGAATAGAAATAGCATCTGGATTACTATTATATTCATCCTTTAAGAAATCTAACAAAGAAACGCTGTCCTGAATATTAATGCCTAATTCATCAACCTTATTAGTATCTTTCATGCCAACAATATCTTCAAAATTAGTTGCTTTAGCAGGCACTTTCTTACGAATCTGATCTCCTAAAGATAAGAATTTCTTTTCATCATCATAAGCTTTCTTTCCATAATATCTTGCAGCATCTCTGATAGCACCTTTAGCCTGCTGCCTTGATTCTGTAATAATTCCAACAACAGCTTCACTACCATATTTAGCTCTTACATACTCAATTGTCTTTTCTCTTACTCCAAGAGCAAGATCGCTATCGATATCAGGCATACTTACTCTTTCTGGATTTAAGAATCGTTCAAAAATCAGATTATACTTAAATGGATCAATTCCGGTAATACCAAGTAAATATGTAACCAATGAACCGGCACCTGAACCTCTTCCAATGCCTATTCCAATTCCGGTATTATAATTGTGAGCCTTAACATACTCTTTTGCACCTTCAATTGTTAAAGGTACTTCTGATAGTTTATCCATAGGTACTAATCCACAAATTCTTCCATATTCCAGGAAGTCCTTTACAATTAAATGATAATCGGCAAAGCCCATCTGAATGATAATATTAAGTTCGTATTCCATTCGTTTCTGATGTTCTTCATCCCATCCTTTTCCGTTAGGATATCTCCAATTAATTCCCTTAATTGCTTCAGATCTTAATAATTCGTTTGAGTCCTTGTTCTTATCAAATACTGGATAATGATTAGATTTTTCTGGAATATAAGCACATCTTTTTCCAATTACATTTAAGTTATTAAGTGCTTCTGCAACCTGATCATCTGTTAATATAGCTGATAAGGCCTGAGCAAGTTCGTAAGGTGTTTTTACATATAACTCTTTATCTGATTCCGACTCACTTATCTTAATAAATCTTAAAAATTTTGCTACATTACGCATATCAATACTTCTATCAGAATTATCTGCCATATGTGCATCATTAGCAGCAACTAATGGGATATTATGCTTCCTTGCTAACTGAGCTAACACAGGATATGTCCTGCTTTCCATTTCAAGACCATGATTTTGAACTTCAATGTAATAATTACCTGCTCCAAAAATTTCCTGATAAAAAAGCATTGTCTTTTCTGCTTCAGACATTAATTCTATTGGGCTTTTCTTTAATGATTCATAATGCTGTATCTTATTTTCATGATTAATATATTCCTCTACCTTAAGACTTATATCCTTTAACTCGGCTTTCTTAGCATTAACTAATTTTCTGACATTAGGAATTTTATCTTTAGCTTCCAGAATTTTATTATTTATCTCCTCATATTCATTAATCAGTTTAATAAGCTCTGGATCATCATCATTTAAACACTTCCTTGCATCTCTTAATTTTCTTGAGATCTGTGTTCTTTCTGATTTAAGTTCCTTGGAATCACGAATATTAATTAATTCATCTAAATCTGCCGATACCTTTTCAAATTCATCTTTAGCTGAAAGATATTCTTTATCATCAGGACTTATACAATCACGTATAACTAGCTCATCTTTTTCAGTAGTATGCTGCTGTGCTTTTCTTTCTCTGTTAATCATTTTATCCAAAACATCATCTGATAATAATTGCAGAGCTGGTGCGCCCGAAACGCAAGTTGAAGTTGCTATTATATCACCATTAAAGTTATATTTCTTTAAATCTGATATTGTAATAACAGGCTTTCCCATTCTTTTTTCAGAAGCCTTAGAATTTAACTTATCAATAATATGCTTGCCTCTTTCTGAAGTGGCCAACATAATCATATGGCCAATCTGCTCATTTATCTTAAATGGCGGCACTTCAATATAAGCCTCTACGCCATAAATGATATTAAATGGATGTTCTTCAGTACTTATTTTCTTAGCGTAATCAATACATGTTTGCATTGCTGAAAATGATGCATGGTCCGTAACAGCAAATTTAGTATATCCTGCATTAAATGCAGCATCTAAATAACTTTTAGGTTCATCTACGGCATCAAACAAAGAGCCTCCTGGATGGTTATGTTCACACACTGTAACTCCTGATTCAATAACCTTTTTTGTTAATTCTCCAATTTTTACATGTTCAAACATTGACATTGAATTTCCTCCTTTATAAATTTTATAATTAATACATGACAGAAAAAATACACCAATTGAAATTAATCAACTGGTGTATAAATGTACATTATTTTATTATTTTACTCTACTTTAACAATGTCTCCTCTGTCTGATGTTTCAGAAATAACGATATACTTAATTTCCATATTGTCGTTTGCAAGAGCAATTCTTGTTACATTATCTTCCTTACTTGTATCGACAATCCAATCATATCCTTCAACTGCAGACATTATCTTTGAATCAGTAATGATTTTATCAACATACTCTCCAATCATAATTCTGTCTTCAAGTCTGATAAAATCAGCACTATTCCAACCAATTGAAACAGATTTAATATGTGAAGGGATATTAATGCTATTGAGTCTCATTAATGTACCACCATTAAGAGCAATCATTTCTGCTTTAATATGATCCATTTCGATTAATTCCTTAGTATTAGTAATTGTATCTAAATGATAATCACAATTATTGCATTCATCATAATCTCCACAATCATTTTCGCAGTCATAACCACAATCACAATCAGGATTATAATAATTATTATCACATACCTGCTCTGTATATTCAATGACCCATGTAGGTACATTCATTGAATTTCTTACAGTAATGACATTATTTATTGGTGCGTCAAGCATTAAATAACTTGAAATATAATTCTTTGCACCATCATAAACGATAATTTCAGCATTATCAAAATATTCAGCGAAAATATCTTTTCCATTAAAATCCTTCTTTGTTTCAAAGTGTGTATAGGAAGTCTTTAGTATCACATATTTGTCACATACACCTATAACTTCCGGCATTGGAATTGAAACTGGAATAAGTTTCTTAAACTTATCCTCATCCGGCTTATAAGCAAATAAATCAATATAATCATCATGTTCTGTTGTGTTTTCTCTAGGCAATACAGATAATAAAAGCTTACCTGGAACAGATGTAACGATACTCTTAATTACCAGTGAACCCTGCTGTGTAGCAGCAACACCATCCTTGAGTAAAATTCCGTCTTCAACTGAATATCCATCTGGAATATCTGGGACATTAGGATTGCTGATAAGTCTAAAAGCAATTGCATTAGATGATGATATCATAACAGATATATCCTCGTTTACTTCACCATTTTCTAAAAGACAAGCCGTTCCTACGCCATCGGTAACAGATGTAATTAAATACTGTCTGTTGTCAACCTTGTTTAATACTGTTACATTTTCTAAAATTTTGTTTTCTCTCATAATGAAAAATCTCCTTTTTTTATTTTATTCAAATAAAATATGACAGAAAAATTAAAACAAAATAGGATTAAAGCATATACATGCCTTAACCCTACTTTTTAAATTAATTATAGAGAATTCTGTTAATATCAATTACTCTATGGTTATAATGTCTCCTCTATCTCTTGTTTCAGAAATAACAAGAGTCTTTATCTCCATAGTATATGTATTAGCAAGAGAAATTCTTGTAACATGATCCTTAGATGTAATATCAACAATCATATTGTAACCTGCAAGCTCAGCAACTATCTTATCTGGGATCTTATATGTGATATCATTAATATACCACTTGCCTGAAGAAGCTTTAATAAGACTTGCGTTATATCCCTTTGAAATTAATTCTGGGACACTGTCAATTGCTGTTGTCTTATAAAGACTTAATGAATGGCCTTCAGAAGCAACAAATCTTAATGTAATATAATCATCTTCCTTGATAACTCCATCAGAATCGACTACTGTATCTGCTTCAATTGCGAAAATTGTTTCATTAGGTGCCTTAACAGAATCTACAGCCTTAATTGGCTCCGCAAAAGAAATATGATCAATAACTGCATCAGACATTACATCATATAACATGATTGCTGCAGCATCAAAGATATTATCTGTTTCAATAGTTCCATCTTCAAGCTTCTTATCCTTAGTATAAGTTCTTGAATATGTCATATATAACTGCATCTTATTCTCAGAAGAAGCAATGATTGTAACTTCTGGAATAGATCTTCTGATAAGCTTATTAAACTTATCTGACTCAACTGTATATGACATAATATCGAAATAACCTTCTCTTGGCTCTCTTGGTTCAACAGATAAAATAAGCCTTCCTGCAACACCTGCAATAATACTATTAATTACTAGTGAACCCTGTTCTGTAGCAGGGACTCCATTCTTAAGCAAAATTCCATTTTCTACAGTATATCCAGTTGGAACATCTGGAATATTAGGATCATCAATCAACTTGTAAGCTATTGCATTATTAGCTGTAATTACTGCAGTAACCGAAGCATCAAGTGAACCATCCTCCTTGATTAACTTGGCAGTTCCTTTAATGGAATCACCTGAACCATCAATATTAATTATCTGGTAATTCTTACGGTCTACCTTGTTTAATACTGTTACATTAGTCTTAATCTTGTTTATTCTCATGATTAAGTCCTCCTTTTATTTTTTATTTAATACAAATTACATATGACAGAAAAATAAAAATAAACAAAAAATAGGACTTGTTTTTTGTAAATCCTATTTTTTATTAATTATTAAAATTTATTTAAATTAATTGATTGCTGATTTTATCATTTATTTTATATGATTTTTGCTTTTCTGTATCATACTTTTTTGCCAAATAATCTACATATTCATCAAAATCAGTTCTTAAATTCTGAGAATTATTATTAGCATAATCAGCTTTTTCTAATTCTTCATTTACAAGATCTGATAGTGATGTCTTAAGAACATGCTCCATTTTTTCCTTTTCAGTTTTTCTTTTTTCATTATTCTTACGAATTATATTACCGATAACTATTATCGCAATAACAATAGCTATAAAAATACCTAAACCAATTAATATACCCTTAATCGGAATATTAGTTAAAACATCTGATACGCTATTTCCAATATTTTCTGTAGCTTCTGTAGTACTTTCCGAATCTGTTTGTGAAGTATTATATTCGGTTCTTAAAATTGAAATTAAAATAGAAAATATAAATCTTGAAGAAATCAAGATTGTCCCCACTATACAGTTACCAACTCCACTAGATACTCCTGACTCATCATCATTTAAAATCGATCCAAGTATATTAGAAAAACCTATAGCAACAATGATAACCCCTAAGCAGCCTAAACATGTGTTTATTACATTTAACATAAAAACTCCTTACATTTAAATATACTCTAAAACTATAATTTAAAAATTAACTTAGAGTTTTAAAATAGCATTTTTAATACTTCAATATCATCATATACAAATAAACATCGACTGAAATCCCATCTTCAGATATTTCACTGGCAACGGCATGTATTCCATCGATGAACGTCTTATTTACCTCATTTTATTGTTCAAAATACCAGCTATAGTTATAATTTATTATCAATCAACACTACCCCAAAACACATCACACATCAATTACTATTCATTTGCACAGTTCTCTACTGCAGCTTCTGTCTGCTGTGTTTCAACATTCGTATTCTTAGCTGTATTTATAACACCATAACCTACCGCAAACATTATTGCACTAACCCAAATAACAACTATTATAACAACATAAATGCCACAATCATGCAAAAAATCTAACATAATCTGTCCCTCCCATTTTATTTCTTCTTCTCTAATCTTTATTATTAAAATCCTGCCTTTTACAGGTAAGCAAAATGCTTAGGTTGAGTTTCACTATTTACTTTTATTGAAAAACAATAAAGGAAAATGTTAAAGCTGAATAATAAATTATTCTGCCTTATTATTTTTCTTCTTGTTTTCTTCCTTTTCCTTTAAAAGACTATTCTCCATCTTTACAAAAATTGATTTCTTCTTGCCAAAAGGCTTTGCTGTAATTCCCATTTGTTAAATCCTTTCTTAATTAAAATATTTTTTAAAGACATTTAATATATGACAGATTTAATTACTCATTTTTTTACATAAAAAAAGAGATGGTTTTTGCCACCTCTTTTTTAAAATAATTTAAAAATATTTCGAATAAAATAAATCAACCTGATGATACAAATATTGCAAATCCTTATCGTTAGTTATTAAAAAATCATATTCTTTTGAATTTTTATATGCATCAAATTCCTCTCTTTCACTCTCTAAGCGTATTCGCAAAGTATCAGGATTATCTCCTCTCAGAAGCCCTCTTTTAATTATTTTATTTTCAGCCAAATCAACATATACACAAATCAAATTAAATAAATTACGTTTATTATGCTCTTTTAACCATTTAACGCCATCGGGATTTATAATGTATACGCATATATTTGAAGGTAAAGCTTCTAATGCAGCACAATATTCTATTCCAGTTTTATTATTTTTTGTATAAGCTATGATTGTTTTTTCTTTTAAAACATTGCTCATTTCTTCCTTTGAAATAAATACATGTTCCACACCATTTGTCTCATATTCTCTTTTGGGCCTTGTTGTCATTGAAACAACTGAAGGAATTCTATACTTTTCATTTAACACCTTTGCGACTGTATCCTTACCACTTGATGTTTTCCCTATAACTGCAATTATTGTTTTTTTATCCATATTAAAAATCTCCTAATGAACTACTCACAACCGACTTTTGTCGGATGGAGTTTTCTTGCAATTCTTCGATAACTAATGCCATAAGCAATTATATAATTCATCAATGCGATTCTGGCATCTGTCAGCTTCTAATTCATTACCGGATTCCGAATACTGGTCCCTTTTAATTTCCCAATTTTGAATTTCTTTTTTTATTCTTGTATATTTACCATTTTCTTTCATATATTAACTCCTTTTATCTTAAAATTTATTAAATATATGACAGAAAAAAAGTCCCATTTAATTAAATGGGACTAAAAATTATTTTTATGAATTAATGCTATTTATCATCCATATTTTCATTAATATTATCAATATTAATGACATCATTTTTATCAGCTATTATTATATAAGATGATATTATTTTTGCAATAAATAAAGCGTTAACTACAATTAAAATAACTCCTGGGATTATGTTATCAAAGTGCTTAATAACATCAAAAGCAATATCAGGAATGAACATAAAAGCTTCAATTATACAAGAAAATATTACACTATCTATTCCTTTTCTTATGCCTACTATATATTTATCCATGATGTTCTCCTTTTTTTCTTTCCATACTAAATTACTGCACATTGCAAATTTAACCGGTTTATTATACTTACTACATGCTCCTTACACTTTTCAATTAAAATACATTTCCTTTTTTTATTAAGACATGCTTCTCCTGTAACGCCACTACCCGCAAATTGATCTAAAACTAATTCACCAGGTAAAGTAAAATATTCTAACAACTGTTCAAATAAAGCAACTGGTTTTTCTGTCTGAACATTCTTTAATTTATTAGGAATGGCCTGCACATTAAATTCAGTAGGCAGCATTCCATTAGCTCCACTCATAAATCTGGTAGGTACTCCATTTATAACGCCTCTTTGCTTATCTGGTCTTAATGCTCTTGGCTTACCTTTACTAAAAATCATTATGTCTTCTGTATTTTTAGCTTTTCTTCCTGTATTACTTACAAATGTACCTTTTTTCCATGCAACTTTTGCATAATACTTAAATCCTGCCTGTTCTGCCATCTTCTTAATCTCATACAAATAATCAAAATTATTTTCATTTTCTGCAGGTAAAATTTCTACTAAGAAACTACCTTCCTTTAATACCCTAGCTTTTTCCATAAAATCTGATAAGGTATATTTAAAACAATCATACTGAGCTAAATGTCTTGTTCCACCATTATTAGATTTCTTATCATCCCATGGATGATCAGTAATTATGCAATCCATAGATTCACTTTCAAAAACAGATAAATCTCTTCCATCGCCTTCAATAAGAACTACATCATCTGTTACATATAGTCCTTTTGATAGTTTCTTAAATTCTTTACCTAAATTTTCATAAATTCTTGCTCTGACTGACTCTTTTTGATATGAAAGATTAACAGCATATGCTTCTTTTAATGTAAACTGCTGTCCTGGTTTAAAAGCCGCTAATAGGTTTGATAAAATACTCATATTATATTCTCCTTTATTTTGTTTGATAAAGAAGATATGACAGAAAATTATTTACATTAGAATGTGAACTGTTATTTCTTATTACTAAAATATTTCTGATAACAATTATGAAAAATATAATACTCATTACGATTAGACAAATATTTTGTAACATAACAGGCATAAAAGAGTACAATACACTGCTTGCATTAACTCCAATATGAATTAAAATAGAAGACAATAAATTATCTGTTTTTATATATACATAGGCTAATATAATACCGAAAATAAATGCATAAGTGCTTTGAATAATATTAAAATGCACTAATCCAAAAACGAAAGCTGATATATAAATTGAGCTTACATCTGGTTTCTTAAAGAATTTGTTTTGCTTTATTATTTTTGTAATACCGTATCTAAATATTAATTCTTCAACAACTGGCGTAATAACACCTGTTATTAAGAGTACTTGAAGCCAATTTCCGGTTACAGCAACATTCATCAAAGAATTATATGAGTTAGAAACTAAATTATTAGGTAAGGAATCTATTACCACAGAAGCTAAAAAATTCATAATAATGCCTGTTAAAATAAATGTCTTGACATCTTTTAATGATAATTTTGAAATAAATATGATTGATTTATTAACTTTATATTCTTTAAGCACAACAAACTCAAGTATTATAATGTCAGAAACAAATAATGCAGGCATAATTAATTCACTGAGCATACTAAGATAACTATATGAAAGTAAATTACCTGTTTCTATACATACATATAAATTATCATACCATTGTGAATCAGAAAACAATTTAAAAATAAATACGCCCAATGTACATACAATTTGAGTAATAAGAAAGGCAAATACTATTCCAATAATCTTTGTAATTTGTTTAATCATTATTTTGTTGACCTCCAAATTGCTTTATTTTTATTTTGATATGATTTTTTAATTTCTATTAAGTCTATTATTATAATTCCTTCTTAAAAAAGTTTATATATATTAATATGACGGAGTGAAACAAAAAAAATAGCAGGAATTAACCTGCTATTTTTATTATATTCAATTGTATTAAATTAATTAAGATACTGACTTCTTATTTTTAGGCTTAGTACTATATGCAGCAGCAATTTTTTTTGTATCAATTTTTGCAAGTGCTGATGAATTCTTCTTAGCTTTAACAGGAGAAGATGCATGAGAATTAGCTCTTACCTTTTTAATCTTAGCATCCTGTTCTCTTAACTTAGCAGCTTCTTTTAATGCCTTGTTTGGGTCAATAGGAACATAATTAGTATTAGTTACATCAAATACTTCCTTAAGGAATGTATTGTATATTTCTCCATGTTCCTTATCTGAATAACAAACATATTGACCTGTTATAAATAATTCATCCTTTGCTCTGGTTAAGGAAACAAATAATAATCTTCTCATTTCCTCAATTTCTTTTTCATGATTAACTTTATTACGGATGCTATGCAAATGCTTGCTATCATACTTTGTAACACTGTTAAATATAACCGGCCATTCAAGTCCTTTTGATGAGTGAGCTGTTGTAAGTACAACACCTTCGTAAGTCTGTTCCATTTTCTTACAGCAATTAGTTCCAAATACTTTGAAATCCTGAATATATTCCAATTCAGACTGTAAATCCTCATTTGCATATACTAAATCTAAGAAATATTCATAGATTTCATCTCCTTCATCTCCCTTAAGTGCATCAAGCATATTATGGAAGATTTGTCTCTGAGACGGAATTGCTATCATATCCATATTCATAAACTGCTGCTTTAATTTAGAAATTTCCTCATTAATATCATTAAATGATAAAAGATTTAATATTTCTCCATTATATTTCGCAGCCAGATAATCTAAATAAAGCTTATCTGCTTCAGGCTGATAAAATGCATCAGCTAAAGATAATGCAGCTTTAACCTTTCCATTTTCAGCTAATGGCATTGGATTCATCATTACCCAAGGAATATTTGCTTTTGATAATGCGGCTCCAATAGAAACAAGTTCAGCCTTTGTATATGTAAGCACTGCAATGTCTTCTGGAATATGTTCGTTTAAATCCAACATCTCTTTAATTGTATCTACAATATACTCAATTTCTTCATCTTTGCTATAAAAGCCCTTTACTGTTACAGGTGCACCATGATCCTTACATGGATTCATAGCTTTAATAAGTCTTTCCTTATTAAGTGCTTCTATATCAGTTGCGACCTTAAGTATTTCAGGAGTACTTCTTCTATTAACTGATAGATTAATATCTATACCTTTTATGCCTAACTTATGGAAGAAATGAATCATGTTTTCCGGAGATGTATGTCTGAACCCATAAATACTCTGAGAATCATCACCTACAACCATTAAAGACTCAAAACATTTACAATTACATAGCTCCTTTATTGTATCCATCTGAATATCATTAGAATCCTGAAACTCATCTACTATAATATGCTTAAAACCTAATCTTTCTAAATAACCCGGATGCGCATTGATAATGTTAAACATCATTGGTTCCTGATCAGCAAATGTAATAAGTGAATCTTCAAGTAGCTGTTTCTGGTATTCAGAATATAAATCCATTAACTGTGTAACAGCAATACCAGAGCCCATAAATCTTGAATAACCCTTATCTCTTAAAAGTTCTGTAAGCTGATTATTTGCATCTGGAAGTGTAATGTCAACATGTTCAGTTTTAATCAACTCAAAGCATTTTTCAGCACAAGCTAATGCGCCTCTTAAGTTAGGTGTATCTGTCATAAAGTTCAAGTAATCGATTCCGTTAATATGATTATCAGTTAATAATTGAGTAATAATCTTACGATTTCTTACATCATCAATTACAACAGGAGGATTTGTAAATCCCAATTCCTTATACTCAAATTTAACAATATTATAAGCAAAACTGTTAAAAGTCATTGCCTGAATATCGTCAGGACTTACAGAAAGTCCATAAGTTAAACACTTACTTGCAATCCTTGTTTTCATTTCTGCTGCACCTGCGTCTGTAAATGTTATAAATAACATTTCTTCCGGCTTGACACCTTCAACAAACATTTGTGCTCCTCTTTCAGTAACACATTCTGTTTTACCTGCACCGGCTGTAGCAATTACCCTTGCAATTCCTTTTCTAAAATCAACTATCTGCTGCTGTTCGTCTGATAAAATAATTTTATCTCTCTTCTTAAGCGTTTTCTTTTCGAAATGTGCAGGAGTTTTTGCATAATGGCAAAGCATATTATAAGAACATGTTTTACAATCATCTTCTGTACACTGAATATGACCCTGCTCAGATAAATTGATCTGCTTGATATAATCTAATTCTTCTCCACAAAGGCTATCTTTACCCCATTCAACTTCTTTTTCAAATGAAACAACATTACCGCCATAACCTGAAAAGAAATCAGCATCAGTCATACATTTAGAAGTATCTGTGCTTTTTCTTAAGTAATAATAAGATCCTTTAATAATCTTTTTTTCACCTGGTTTAAGTAATGATTTTGCATATAAATATAATGCATATATTTCCGGACACTTTAAAACAGATAAATCCTGTTTCTTACCTGAGACAGTTACCACGGGCTTTGAAGCAAAAAACTTGATTGCTTCAATTTCATTTTTATTAACAGAAACAGCATCAGGTCTAATATGAATTGCATAATCCTGACTTACAGGAATATCCTTAGCATCAACTTCAACTTCAAGTTTTCTTTTTTCACAAGACGCATATCTTGTAAGAATTTCTGTAAGACGCTTAATTCTTCCTTCATTAGTTTCCACGGGTAAATTATTCTCTTCAACACCTTCAGACACTAAATCGTGAAATTCATTAATTTGAAATTCACCTTTTAAATAACCCATAATAATCTGCTTAATGATAATAGCATTATCATAATTGTCATTTTTCTTTGTAGTAACTTCAATTTCCTTTTTTAAGTTCTTCATAAGACGACAATGATATTTGCCTCTTAACTCTTCTGATTTTAATACTTTCATAAAATATCTCCTTTATTATTTTGATAAAGAAAATATGACAGAAAAAATATTTAAGAGTAACAATAATTCCATCTTGAAATTTAATATCAATATCCATAGCACTTCTTATTTCATTAACTTAGCTTTAAATTAGTTTCTTTATACAATATTGCTTTATTTCCAAAGCTTTTATTATAAAAAGGACAGGCTGATTATACTTCAACCTGTCCTTAAAATTATATATTTTTACTTAGTAGAATTCTTTTCTGACTTAGACACTTTTTCAGGAACATTCTTTACAGTTACCTTAATCTCCGGGTCAGCATCTTCTGGAATACCTGTAAAGTTCACATTCTTTGTTGTCTTGGCATCATATGTATTAGCCTTCATTACTTCTGTAAGATCAAAACCGGTTGTTTCCTTAACAGATTCAATTGTCTTTGCAAGTACTGATGGTACATTACTGCTAAATGAACCTACTCCGGTTTCTCCATTACCGCTGTCAATAATTGTTACCTTATCAATGGCTTCTAATGGCTTTGCAATAGCTCCTGCCATCTCTGGAAGTACTTTGATAATCATTTCAGTCATGGCAGCCTTACCATACTTAGCCATTGCATCTGCTTTCTTCTCCATAGCTTCAGCTTCAGCTAATCCCCTTGCCTTAATACTTTCAGCATCAGCAACACCTTTTGCCTTAATACTCTCTGCTTCTGCAAAGCCCTGTGCCTTTACTGCTTCAGCTTCCTGTTCCTTAGCAAATCTGTCTGCTTCTGCCTGTGATTTCTTAGCTTCAGCCTGCTTCTGAATTTCAAACTGCTTTGCTTCTGCTTCCTTCTGTCTCTGATAAAGTTCTGCATCTGCCTTCTGCTGTGCTGCATACTTTTCAGCTTCAGCCTGCTTACGGATATCGGCATCAAGTGTCTTTTCCTTAACAGTGATTTCCTTTTCTCTTAATTCAATTTCCTTTTCCTGCTTTGCAATATTAGCATTGGCAGTTGTAATTTCAATTGTCTTTCTCTGTTCCTGCTGCTGAATTTCATATGCCGCATCAGCTTCAGCCTTCTTGACATCTGCTGCTCTCTTTAATTCCTGCTTCTTTATCTCAAGTTCATTATTTCTTTCTGCAATAGCTGTCTCAGCTTCAATCCTTGCATCATTTGCCTGCTTTTCAGCATTAGCCTTTGCAACTGCAATATCTCTTTCAGACTCAGCTCTTGATATCTGTGCTGACTTACTGATACTTACAACCCTGTCAATACCAAGATTTTCAATAACATTACCTTCATCTGTAACATTCTGAACATTAAAGCTTACAATTTCAAGACCCATTCTTTCCATATCAGGAGCAGCATTCTCCTGTACCTTTTCAGCAAATAACTTTCTGTCCTGTACAATATCCTCAAGCTTCATCTGTCCTATAATTTCACGAACATTACCTTCAAGTACATCTACAACTGATTCTCTGATATAATCTGAATTTTTATTAAGGAAGTTACTTGCCGCTTTTCCAAGCATTTCAGGTGATGAACCAATCTTAATCTTTACAGCAGAATCAATATTAACATTGATATACTCATTTGTCGGTACTGATTCCTTTGTCTTGACATCAACAGAAATCATCTTTAAATCAAGTTTATCAACTCTCTGTAAAAATGGTATCTTAAGTGATGACCTTCCAATTACATACTTAGGTGTCTTTCTAAGTCCTGATACAATAAGTGCCTTGTCTGTCGGGGCCTTAATATAACTTGCAAATAATAATGCAATTAATACTACAACCACCGCTACTACAATTCCAATCGTTACTTCAATTCCCATAAATTTTATTCCTTTCTTTTAGTAAAAATAAGCATGAACTACTCACAAACGACATTAGTCGGGTGGAGCTTTCTTGCTTGATTGCGATAAACATCTTTTAAATTATTTTGTTTACGCCAGTCATTAATAATATGACAGATATTTAATTTATTTTTTTTACATAAAAAAATGGCTATGTTTTCACATAGCCATTCAGGAGGGAGGTTTAAAATTTATTGTCAAGCATACAGTGCATAGGTATGCTTATGAGTCAAACTTTTTGCTGCCGCAATATCTCTTTGAATAAATTCTTTGTTAATTCTTTTTTCGTAAGACTTAACAATATTCTGGAAGTTATGTAAACAGCTTTCAATTGATGACTGCAATTCTGAATATACGCAATCATTTCTCATGTCAATATTATCAGAATTAATAAAAATACTGACAACATTGCAATCTGGTTCAGGCATTCCGTCATCTGTATAATAGCAATCGCTACCCATAAAAAGCACATATTTACCTTCACCAAACACTAATTTTTTATCCATATAAATGTAAGATTCATCTTCATCTATATAGACCTCTTTTTCTCCAATTGATTCATCGAACATGTTATTTTCAAACACATCGATATCCTCTTCTTTTACGTCAAATACATCAAATAAATCTAACATACTGTATGTCCTCCTTTTAAATTGATTTATCTTTTATATGACTGAAAAATAAAATAAGATAAACAAAAAATGCATTTCTATATTAATAAATAGAAATGCATTTAATACAATTAAATATATTCAATTTTTAATTCTTCAGTTTTAAGCCATGCATTCATGATTTTGTTATATAATTCTTTAAGTCGCTTTATTTCTTTCTTCGTTAAATGAACAACATTAACTAAGACTTTATTTGAAGAACCTGCTAATTTATTTAAGATAACCTGTTTATCTTTAATTAGATAAACAATTCGTGTACAAGCCAAATTTACTGCACACTCTGGATTTTCCTGAATCAAATCATTGAATGTAAATCTTGAATTAATGCCATTTTTTTTAATTAACCAAACGGCTTCAAGAGTTTCATCAAATTTTACATTTGAAGCTTTCTTATCTGTACTATAAACATAATCCTTTTCTGCAACACAATTATCCGGTATATCAATTATAGACGGTTCATATTGCAAGCAATCTATTATAGAACCATTTTTATCAAATATATTTAATGGATAATCCTGAATTCCTATTAATTTTAAGTCTTCAGATGTAAATATATTTTTGATAGGATTGTCAATGGCTTTAGATTTTTCTTCATTAGAATTATTATTTTTAACAGATAACTTTCCTGAAGAATCTATAGAAACAATACCCCAAGATGATTTATTATTTGCTTCTTCTAATGCGTAGTTTGACTTATCTCCAGGACATAATTCAGCAAGCCAATTTAATGTCTGTCCATAATTTAACCCTGTTTTTAATTGGACCAATTTAATTACATTCCAACTTTCTCCACAAGCAAAGCAATGGATTCCCTTAAAATGCTTTTTTGAATCCACATATATACTTGCTGAACCAAAATGTTTATCATTATGAAACGGACATATAATTTCTCGTTTATTCCCAGTAACTATATCCGTTCCTGCAGTAGCATTTGAAATTTTAATATTAAGCTTGTTTATAACATCTAGCATATTAATACTATCTACAATAGCTTGTCTATCATATTTCATGCAACTGCCTCCACAACAACTTCATTACCTTCAATATGCGCATTGCTGCAATATCCGCCAATTGCTTTAAGGGATTCAACAACTAGATCCTTTGTAGCATATAAATGATCTCCAGGAGCTAAATAAAAAACATTTTCTTCACTGTTTATTAATTCAATGCCTTCTGATGAAGAAACATTTTTGCATACATATGGGTAATTATCCTCCTTATTTTTGTTAACTTCTACTGCTAAAGCCTTTCTCCATGGCGTAAAATCGAATTTATTCATAACAAATTCCTCCTTTAAATTTTTGATATAAAGGATATGACAGAAAAAAAATCATTAATGAAAGGAGATTCTAAATTCATGATGATATAACAAAAGCAGGAGATGCTTGCTTATCTCCTGCTAAAATATTAATTTCTAAATTATTTTATGAATTATTCACAACCGACTATTGTCGAATGGAGTTTTCTTGCTATTCTTCGATAATATAGAAATATAATTGATTTTTCCTTTTTAATTGAATATTTTATATATGACATAAAATATCATTTAATCAAAATTCTAATCAAATTAGAATCTGCATCTGCTACAAAGTTTTCTATTAAAACTATTTTTATAATGTTGCTTTTGTTATCCACGAATGTATATGTTAATACTGGATTTTCTAATACTGATTTATCCAGATCATAATATTTAATTAGTAAATTTCTTAACTTATCATAATTCATTATGAATTTATCTTTGTGATCATTTTGAATAATATGAACCTTCTTATCTTTAGCATTAAATCTTATTCTGTCTTCCGAAATTGTAAATGCAGAAATTCCATTGTATATATTAAAATTATAACTAAAAATATATTCGTAATTAATTTCTGAAATGAAATTATTGATTATCTGATTTAATTCATATCTAATTTTTTGTCTTGACACTTGTTTTTGTTTTGTTTTTCTCATAATTTTAAACATAAAGTCCTCCATAATTAAAAAATATATTATATTTTTAATATGACAGAGGAAATAAAAAAACTGTCAGGAATCGTCCTGACAGTTTAATTGTGAAATAATAAACTATAATTCTAATTCGTCATCAAATATTCTATTTTCCTTATGTTTTACTTTAGATAAATTCTTTAAATCTAATTCATCTGCTGCCTTTACTGTTTCTTTTTCTAATTCCTTATTTGCAACAGGATTATCTAATTTTTCAGATTTACCGCAAAATTCATTAGAAATATAATCAAGGTCATACGATGATACTACCTTTGCATTCTCTTTCAGACCTTCTTTTTGAACATCTAGTGGATATAATGAGAACACTGTATCAGCCTCTTTTATATCAGCTGTAAGCTCTCCGCAGCCTTCGGCATATAAATCAAATAATTGTTTCATATCTGGAATAGCGTTATTTAATATATATCCTAATTCAACTGATGTCTGTTTATTTAAATCATTTGAAACAACATTCTGACCTAAATTTAAACTGTCTACATGGTCAATCCAATATGTCACATCGTTTTCTACATCATAAACACATGGAGTTGCCATGGTTGATGCTGCATTTATTTTAATTGGATGCTCAATCTGTGATATTTCGAACTGTTTTCCAAGGAAAATAACAGATCGTTCATCTTTAGTAAAATCAATAGTCTCATCATAATCATCATATTCAGCATCATGATCCCTATGACATGCTTTTCTTGTATCCATATACTCACCTAAAGAACCCTCTTTTTCCATTTCAATAAATTTAAGTCCTTCAGCTTTATTAAATGGCACTGAGAATCCATGAATTTCTACAACAGCATATTTAATACCGGCATCTTTCATAGCTTTTTTATCTAATAAAACCATTTCAGTAGCACCATTTGGGGCATCTGTGTAATCGCCACTATGTACACCAAATTTTCCGGATTTTAAATTATAATAATACAGGGTATCAACTACTATGTTTTTATCATTATAAAACTTAACACTTAAATCAATGTCCCCTCTTACTTCATGTCCATTATTATCCTTATAATTTTTCCAGTATATTCCATAAGCTAATAAGTTTTTATTCTGATCACCTGATAATCTACTATATGGAGTAATAATATTACCTGCAGAACAATCTCTCATATCTCTTAAAGGAATTTTAATATCTTCTAATTTAGGGTCAATATATACTTTACCCAACTGTTTTGTATCTGAAATGTTATGAACAATAGTCTGTCTAATAATATTTCTTATATTATTCATTTGAGCATCTGAAAGATGTAATGGTTTATTGTCTGAAACTAATAATTTTCCATTTTTATTCTTATAAATTCTATTCTCATGTTCTTTATTTCTTAATTCAAACGAATTATACATAGTAAGCATTGATTGCACAGGAACATTACAATACATAATTTTGTTTGCAATTGAAGTTAAAGCTAAAGCATTGCCTTTTTTTGCTGCTTCATCAACATACTGAATATAATGCTGAACAAAATACCCAGGAAAATTATCCGCAAGCTTATTAAATTTTTGTACATTTTCAAATGATGAAACTTTAATAAGATTATCTATCGCTTTTTCAAACTGTCTTGGGACTGGAATAATATCCTTACCATTTTCATCCTTTTTTATTTTATTAGCAAGATTATCGAATGCCTTTACTACTCTTTCAGGACCAGTATGTGAATCAATTCTATTCATTAATCTCTTATATAATCCTTCATCCTTCCAGATATCATAGTAAAGATTTGGACAGTTATTTAACATATCCTTTATTAACCTTTTGTCTGAATTGGTTAACTTATATTTAACTTTGCCGTTCTTATTTGAAACTGTTTTCTTAGTATTTAATGATATATCATTAACTTTGCTTCCAAAATTCTGATTTGAAAGTTCTGCTGCAAATCTTAATACATCTTTAGAATCCTTTATCATATTAACTGCTGAATTTCTTGCACCCAGTTTATATAATAGACTAGCTGTTTTAACTAAATTTTCTTTACTCTGATAAGATGTCTCGGTTGAAACAATTTGATCAATTTTAAACGGATATTCACGAAAATATGTTTCAACATCTTTCAAGTTTTCTTCATTCATACCTTTTGGCGCATGAATTCTGTTTATCATTAATTCATCTAATTCTTTTATATTTGTATTATTAATTACCTTTAATTTGTCAGGGAAGTTTTCCAATAATGGGAGTCTATTAACTTTTTCCTCAGTTACAGAATCTCTTATCATCTGTGCTATCGTTTTACATCTTTCATCATCTGTCTGAGAAAATGTATAATATAATAACGAATTAATATATAATGCTTCCTCAGATTTATCCATGACTTCTTCCGGGAAATTAGGATAGAATAACTCAACAGAATTAAATTCATCAATCCCTTTATATTCTTTAATAATATCTGTCAAATCATTATATACCCCACATATTTCTTGTGCAGGCAATTTAGCTAATGCGGATATAGCATCCGTGCTTAATGTATAACCATAACTTCCCAAATTTCTATTAACTGATAAAGCCATATTAATGTTTTCATATTCAATATCAATGGGATTTTGTGGGATTGAAAACTTAGATAGATTGTTAAATAAAATAGAATTAATAGATTTATTCATAATATAACCTCCAAAAAAATAAACACAATAGTTCTTACAAAAAAAGTCTTAATATCATAGTTTATTTACTATGACATTAAGACTCAAATAATATAATAATCAGCGTTAAACAAAAAAATAATTTTCCATAATTTGAAATAAAAGTAGGATGTTTAGCATAAATATTATTATATATTTTTTATATTTTAATACATCAGCATATAGCAAAAGGATCTATGATTATAACAAGTTTATTCTTTATTTAATCCCGCAGGATGTCTCAAAAGAAAACCTGATATAATCATACTTACTATCAGAATATTAAAAAGTAGGATGCTATATATATTATGCCTTAAAATATAAATCTGAGTCAGCTTACAACAAATATAATAACCAAATTGTTTTTTATTTTAAAAAGTAAGATGTTGTAAATAATACTCAAAAATACTCCATTAATTTGAAAGCATATATAATATGACAGAAATAAAAAATAATATGATGATTTTTACTCATCAATTACATTTTTTATATTTTTTCGGTAAAGGATGTAATATTTTCTTCTCCCTTAAGTCTTTTTCTGATTAAAGTTTCTAATTTATCTTTATATTCCGAGTGCTCTTCTATATATAATTTAGCATTTGCTCTGCCCTGCCATCTTAAACTAGAATCTTCTACATCTGTAAACCAAGCTCCAGTTTTATTGATAAATCCATGTTCAACAGCTAAATCAATTATTTCACCATTCTTGTCTATACCTTTACCAAATGAAATTTCAAATGTTGCCTCCTTAAATGGAGGAGCTATTTTATTTTTAACTACCTTTGCTTTTGTTCTGTTAGCAACAATGGCTCCGCCTTCCTTAATTGACTCAATTCTTCGTACATCAATTCTTACAGAAGAGTAAAACTTTAATGCTCGTCCCCCAGTTGTTGTTTCTGGGTTGCCAAACATAATTCCAACCTTTTCTCTTAACTGATTAATAAAAATAACTGAACAATTACTTTTACTTACAACGGGAGTCAGTTTCCTTAAAGCCTGCGACATAAGTCTTGCTTGTAATCCAACATGTGAATCCCCCATTTCTCCATCAATTTCTGCCTTAGGTACAAGAGCTGCTACAGAATCTATTACAACCAAATCTAAAGCTCCGGATCTTACCATTGTTTCTGCTATTTCTAAAGCCTGTTCTCCGCTGTCTGGCTGTGAAATATATAAATTATTTATATCCACACCTAAATTAGAAGCATAAACAGGATCTAATGCATGTTCAGCATCAATAAACCCGGCAATTCCACCATTTTTTTGTATTTCTGCAATCATATGCAAGGTTAAAGTTGTTTTACCACTTGATTCCGGGCCAAATACTTCTATAATTCTTCCTTTTGGAATTCCTCCGCCTAAAGCCTGATCCAGTGCTAAGGAACCTGATGAAAATGTTTCAACATTTAATTTCTTTGTATCACCTAATTTAAAAACAGAACCTTTACCATAAGTCTTTTCAATTTCTAACATTGCAGCATCAAGTGCTTTTAATTTGTCATTTGAAATTGATTCGTTACCCTGTGTTTCGGTATTAATATTCTTTGGTGGTCTTCCCATATTTAATTCCTCCTAAAAAATGATTTATACATTGATATATATGACAGTTTTTGTTGAACAATTTTTTACATAAATTAATTTAATTTATATTTAAGAGACATTTTGTTTAAGCAACTCTTCTCTCTTTTTATCTAAATAGACTACACCAACAGCATATGAAGCCCAGATATCTTTTTTAAAGCCATAAAACCATCCCGGATTCTTTTTAGTTCCTACAATTCCAAATCTATCTATTAATGCTTGCCTTATATTCGCATCCTTTGCTCTCGAATCATGGCAAATAAATTGTTTTTCTTCTATTCTGTATATTTGCGTCCATTTAATATTTCTGCTTTCAGTTACTTGAATGAATCTGCCAATCCATACACATGTATCAAATACAGTTTTTCCTACTGCCATACCATATGAAGCTATCATTTCTATTGCTAAAATATCAAAATCAATTTTATTCATTAATTTTAATAATTCATTATTATCTAATAATCCTTTGTCCAATATATGATAATTACTATCTAATAATGAATAAGCCGATTTAACATCTCCTGGATCTATTGCTAATATAATCTGTCTATTATTTTCCATATTTTTCCTCCAATATATATAACTTTATATTAAAAATATGACAGCTTAAAAAGAAAAATAAGACAATCTCAAATCAATGAAATTGCCTTATTTATTAAAATATTTAGTTGCTGTGTTGTGTATTCAGATATTAATAATCAATATCTTCGAAAATAATCTGTGGAGTTGTTACGCCATTCCATGTATTTTCACTTAATCTTCCATATAAAGTTAAAACAGTTGGTTCTCCAAGCTTTTCAAATTTTTCAACTAACCCGCCAAAATTAATTGCGTTAGCCTGATTATTAAAGAGTTTTAAAACCTTTTTTTCAGCACCCAAAAGCTGATAATATACACCTTTTCTTAGTTCTGTCATATAAGAAATTTTATATCTTGGCTCTTCAAATCCTTTTCCAAAAATGTAATTATGAAAGGCTTCCTGCTCTTCCTTTACCTGCTCTACTGTAATATCGTAATCATAATACTTGTAATTGAACTCTTTTGGCTTTTCTCCTGCAGCTTCATGTATAGCTTCAATAAACTTATCCATATTTTCAGCTTTAACTTCTGAAATACCTGCTGCATAAGGATGTCCTCCATATTTACCTATATATTGCTTAACCTGATCTAATAATAACTTCATATTAACATTTGCCCCTTCAATTTCTGGTGCTCTTGCAGAACCTTTATAGGCGGTACCATTATTTATTGGAGCAAACACAATAACAGAAGTATTGTATTCTTCCTGTAACTTACCGGCAATTAAGCCAATAACTCCCGGATGTATTTCTCCTTCCTTACCACATATAACAATAGGATAGTCATTTTCCATATGAGCTTCCTCTATACGCTGTTTTAAAACAGGTAAAAGGTCATTAGTATATGCCTTTCTTCTTTCGTTTGCTTCTACTAAAACCTTTGCTTTTGCAATTGCTGTAACAAAGTCATTGTCATTCTGAAGGAAAAGGTCTACTACCTGATTAGAACCAAAAGTTTCCAGTCTTGAAATAGCGTTAATGGTAGGACTTATTAAATAAGCTAAATCTTCAGTTGTTACAACAGTTTCAAGATCAGGTTTAAGGCCTACAAGTAAGCAGAACATTCCAGTTGTACGTCCAGAATTCTGTGTTAATGTGAATAACCCGTTCTTGAGTATTAAATAATTATCATATCCATATACTCCATTAATATTTTCAATTAAATTAACACTATCACCAACAGTTGCAATAGCAGCAAGACCGTTTATCTTATCTATTGTTTCATCTTTAATATACCATTCTGGCAAATTTAATTGCTTAATATGCTGAGCAAATTTATATACAAGCCCTGCACCACAATAATCTGAGAATTTTGCACCACAATCAACTGCATGAGGATCAATAATTACATCTGCAGGTGGCAATATTTTTTTATTGGTTTCGTCAGTAACTGGAAGGTGATGATCTAAAATAAGAACACTCCAACCTAATTCTTTTGCCTTTGTTATTGCGTCAAGAGCTGCGATACCATTATCTACAGTTATTAATAATCCTGTATCATAATTTTTTATAACTGGTAAACCATGAATTGATATTTCGTTACATAAATATTCTACAATATTTGCAGAAGCTCCATATCCATCTAATTCTCTATCTGGTATATACCATTTTACATCTGAGAATTTAAGGTCTAATAACATAAGATTTAATTCAGATGTTGAACATATTCCATCGGTATCATAATCTCCTATTATTCTAACTGGCTTATATTTAAATAAACTAAGTAAATTAAACGCCTTGTCAAAATCGGAAATTTTATAATATTCAGATGTTTCTCTACCATTATTAAAATCAGCAAAATATTTATTTGCTTTTTCAATAAAATTTACCTCATCAGTATTTTTCTTCTTCCATGTTATACACATATAATTTGTTCTCCTTTTTAATATTATTTAACAAATTAATGACAGAAAAATAAAATAAAAAGCATACATTATATTGTTTTATGCAATACAATGTATGCTTCTGAATCATAAATAGAAAAACAACCCTGAATAATAATACTTAGGAAGTTTATCTATCTCTTTACAAATTTGAATAATTCTTTCATCCACTAAGAAAGAATATTGTTTTACTCTTCTTACATCAGATTTAAAATAATGTACATCATTTATAAATCCTATAAGAAAAGTAAAGAATATAACATAAGACAAAATACTTATTATACTTAATATAATATGTATTAAACCTGTAGTTAATAAATTCAAATTTGTAAAAATAGAAATTAACAAAGTTACACATAACTTTGTCTGCTGCATAGCTGTATATTTTTCAATATCACGCCAATAAGTTGTATAACCTGCAGCAACAGAGTTATATTTCTTTAAGAAAAAATGATTTAATATATTTTTATTCATTATTTCTTCTCCTTTATTAATTATATTCTGATAGATATATGACAGAAAAATTAATAGGAGTATGTATATAATTTTTATTCCCTTATTACAATAAATAATAAAGTAATTTTTAGATTTAATTTAATTAATATTAAAATATCAAATTTATTAATAATAGAGTATGGAGTTTTACTATAATTTTTGCAAAATTACATTTTAGAAAATAAATAATTACTGAAATATAAATCAGCTTATTAATAGATTAATTTGTATATCAAAAATATTTAAAAATATAATTCTGGGTGCTGTTAATATTTTTAAAATTCATAAAAATAATATATGAAATGATTCATTTGATTTTAGGGTAACTTTAATAAGAATACCGTGTATACGCTATTCAAAATCCTAAAATATTGAAATTATTTTTTTATAAATCAAATACTAGCCTGTAATTTGCATTAAGAGCAATACTTACGTCATTATGACTTAAGCTATGTTTATTCATAAATCCGCAGGCATCAAGTTTAAAGATGATATCGTCAACATCATCTTTCCATAGTCCCCATTTTTTATCCTGATAATATATTTTTTCAAATAAATTAAAAAAGCTTGAATTTAAAATAAATTCCTTTATTTTCTTTTTAAGTATTCTATATTTGTTTGCATATTTTTTTATTGTATCTAACTTTTCTTTATATTTTTTTACAAGCTTTTGTTTGTCTACTATGGGATTCCTCCGTGTAGCGCTAACAATTTTTCTTTTATTAACCTCTTTGATATTATTTTTTATCTGTTCAAGTCTGTCAGCATCTTCAGTAAGCTTTCGTGAAATTACATTTGAAGATACATGCAATTCTTTCATTATTTCCTTATATGTTTTACCCATTGCATATAATTCTACAATTTTATTATATTTAAATTCTCTTCGTTTTTTGTTTCTTTCTACCTGTTCTTTTTTCTTTAACTTTTCTTCCATTCTATAGCCTTCAAGATTTTTAAGGCCATATTCTCTTCTTGCTGTAAGTGGATCCAATCCTAACCCTTTTATGAAGGTCGTTGTTTTAAATTTACACCAATTCACATTATTAACATTATTAAAATCTTTGAATGTAAATAATTCTAATTCATCAATTGATAATGGCTCTGAAGTTTTATTTGTTAGCTTCAGCATTTCCTTTTTGGCAGTTTCATCATCATATGCTGCTCTTAAAGTATTATATGCGTAATAGGCAAAATCTAATTTATCAACATACTTAGGAACAGCATCCTTAGCAAAATTATTAAGGAATTCTATTCTGTTTATTAAATTATCCTGTAAATATGAAGGAAGGTTTAATTTATTGCTGTTTTTGCTGTCTGAATCTTCATAGTTTACAATATCATGCAATCTATCATTATTCTTTATAAAATATAAAGGATGTAATGTGTTATATAAATCATGTACAGTTGTTTTATTCTTATTAATAAATAATAATGTTGGAGTCTCAAAATTTATTGCATCATAAGTTCCAGGTACACGAATTAAAGAGTCACATTTTACTGACTCTTTGTCTACTTCAGGGAAACCTAATGAAATTCCATTCATGTCTATTTGTTTATTTATAACCTGTGACAATACCTTTCCTACCAGATTATATTTCCACAAGAGATCCTTTGATAATTCTTCAATGCCATATATTAATTCAACTTCATTATATATAGCGTTAATAATATTAGGCTTTGGGGCATCTCCTAAAATACAATCATAGTTATTGAGGAAATATTGAATATTGTCTTTATAATCTTCTTCTGGCCATATTATTCTTACACATATAGCTTTTAGACAGAATATATTTTTTTCACACCTAGCCATTCGCTTTTGTATTCTACTATGTGGTGTCTTACCAGTACTATACCCTGAAGTAGAAAAACCTATTTCAATTTTGTCGTAGAATTCTTTATCTGAAACAACAGATGTCTTTAATGGGTTAATGCACATATATCTATTATATTCTTCGTTCAAATAATCCTTATTGAGATTAGAAAGCACATCTTCTGCATTAGACCTAAAAACTGCTGTCTTAGATGAATCATTAACATTTAATGCAACAAATTGATAATGGCATTGATACTGCTTATTCTCTTGTTCTGTTATAAATTTAATAGCTCTCTTCTCATTTTTATCTGCACAATTTAAAAATTTTTGTTTTGTCATAAATAACCTCGCTATGAAAATCTTATATATATCTTTATGACAGACAAAAAAATTTTTTTTCTTACACAAAAAAAATAGTGCCATTTCTGACACTATTAAAACTTGGATATATTAGTAATTATACGAAAATGACATATGATTATTTAAATGTTTTAAATATGGGGTAAGATATACTTTACGTTCATGATATATTTCTGGGACACATAAGTACATTTGTTTTTTTGCTCTTGTAATAGCAACATAGAATACTCTTAGATTTTCCTGTCTTTCTTCTTCAGCCATGCTCATAGCATTAAATCCTGGGTAAACTCCTGTAACACAATCAAGTACAAATACATATTCCCATTCCAAACCTTTTGCTGAATGTACTGTTGAAATAACCAAGCCCTCTTCTTCATCTTTGTTATCCATCCCTAAAGTTAAATTATCAAGAAAAGCGTTTAAAGATTTGTGATTATTAAACACTGTACATAATTCATACAACTGTTTTAAAATATTTTTATCATCATCTAATTTATCCTGTTCATTTATTTTTTGCTCTTCATTTAATTTAGCATTTTCCAATAATTCTTTTCTTTGTTCAATATAATATTCATTTATTTTTAGCACAAGATCAGGGATACTTAACTGGTTCCTATAATACTTGATTCTAAAATTCAAAATTGTATTATGCAATTTTTCCATGTCTTGATGAAATTTTTTTGTTGGATATTCATGCAGCAAGAAATCTTTTTCTGTTACATGTTCTACAATATTCCTTGCATATGTATCACCAATTCCATATATTAATTGCAATATTCTAAACCACGCTAATGTGTCAATTGGATTAGCAATAACTCTTAAATAGGCTAAGATATCCTGGACAGCTTCTCTTTCAAAAAATTTAGGGCCGCCAACTTTTTTGTATGGAATATTATTATTCATTAACAATGTTTCCAATATAGCTGAATCTCTGGAATACTTCTCTAGCACTGCTATATCCTTATATGGGACATTTTTATTATGCAGCTTAATTATTCTATTTAAAATGCAGGTTGCCTCTTCTGCCTGATTTTGAAGACTTATGACTTCAGGCATAGTTCCTTGTTTATTATTACTTGTCATATTCTTAGGATATCCAAAATTAGCATACCGGTTCATAACTGAATTTGCTAAATTAAGTATTTCTGTAGTGGAACGATAATTCTTTTCAAGTTTTATTACTTTGCAATTTTTATGCTTTTTAGGGAAATTAATAAAGTTAGACACATTACTTCCTCTGAAAGCATAAATACTTTGATAATCATCTCCTACAACTGCTAGATTCTCATATTTCTGAGCCATTTTAAATATAATTCTTTCCTGCAGATTATTGGTATCTTGATACTCATCTACCATAATATATTTATAACTGCTTGAAATTTGATTTCTGACAGCTTTATTATCTAATAATTCGTTAAAGTATATTAACAAATCATCATAATCTACCAGATTATTTTCCTTTTTATAATTTTTGTATTTTTCAAACAGCTCAGTATATATATATGATAAAAATGCCAAGTTACTATCTTTAAGCCCAATAACTGTTTCTAATGGTAAATCTTGATTAATTGACATGCTAAATATTTTGGCGATTTCAGATACAGAGAAGCCGCTTTTTATTTTATATTTTTCTGGATTTTCAGCTATAAGAAGTTTAATTGTATTTACAACATCGCTCTCAGAAAGTATAGTAAAGTTTTTTCTTAGACCAACTAAAACCCCATATATCCTTAACATTTTGGCACAAAAAGAATGATATGTACATGCAGTAATCTTATTGCATCTTTCATCTAATATTTGTGCAGCTCTTTCACTCATTTCATTAGCTGCCTTATTAGTGAATGTTAAAAGCAGAATACTCTGAGGTGGAATTCCATTTTCTATCATATATGCAACTCTATGTATTAATGTTGCTGTTTTACCTGTACCTGCTCCTGCAATAATAAGTAATGGCCCATCAATTGTTGTAGCAGCTTCATATTGCTGCTCATTTAAAACAGCTTTATAATCAATCATAAATTATTACAATCCTTTCCATTATTAAATTTATGAACTACTCGCAACTGACTATTGTCGGATGGAGTTTTCTTACTATTCTTCGATAAAATCTTTTATTTAAAATATGACAGATTTATAGTGAATTTTTCTTACATAAAAAAGAGAAGCTTATTGCTCCTCTTTTTCAACTCTTATTTCAATAATCTCACCTTTGAAATAATCATCAACAGATTCAATGTTCCCTGTATGGATTACTCTATTATCCAATAATGGAGTATCTACAATGAATTCTATTACAGATCCATTTGGATTCTGCCTATGCGTCAGTTTATCTGTATGTTCATCAGATTTAGCTTCAGCAAAAATACAGGGGATAATAGTTCCGTTTTCTAAAACCACATCAATTTTTTTACCTATAGTCTTTGTATAAAATGAACCTACTGCTATACAATATCTATCATTTACCATTCTAAGACCGGTATTAACATCTGTATAAGCTTCATTATCTTGCATATCAAATTGCTTAGATGTTTTATCTGTAATTGTTCTATAATCCATAAAGGATTTGAAATGGCAATTATCAGGAGTATCATATAATTCATATTCAGATAAATAAATATTAGGAATATCGTTTTTATCCGAATCGGATTCTAAATCTGAATTATCTTCATTAACTTCAACTTCTTCAATTGTTTGACAATTAACATCATCATCTAATGAATTATCTGATATTTTCTTTTGAATTGTTGTAAAAAAAGCTGATTGATTAGGCTTTATTGTATGGTTTGTAAAATTAGAACATTTTTTGTTTTCAGCCGCATACACATATGGCTTAAAATTACATAAGCAAATACACAGTGAAAATAAAAATAAACTTAAAGTAACATTGAATTGTTTTAAAAATTTTTTCATAATGTTTCTCCATTAATATATTGTTCATTATATATATGACAGAGAAAAAAAGTCTTTATGCGATTAAACATAAAGACTTTTACAATAGTTTGATAAAGTAAAGTATTATCTGGATATATCTTCTTCCATATTTTTTATATTTAATTGTTTATTTTGTGTTTTTTGAATAGATTTAATAATTTTAATTCTATCATCTGGGGACAGGCTTTGTGATAATTCAGCAAGCTTTTTAAAAGAACAATACTCCTGACCGTTAATTATCATAATATCTCCTTTTTCAATATATCCTTCATCCTCTTTTAATAAATCGAATACATTATTGTTTATATTTTGTTTTATTTCAGATTTATTATTATTTAAATTATCATCTTTATTAACAGCTTCAGAATCAATTTTATTATTCCATTGTGAACTTATATTGATTTCATCATCATTAATTGTATAGATCACAGTACCTTCATTATCTTCAAATATTACTTTTTCCCAAAATAATCCACAATCAAAATCATTTACTATAATATTCAGTTCTTCATCTAAAAATCTTGTGTCGCTATCATATTCATCTGCTGCATCTCCTAAAATTTCAGCTTCTGAACATTCAAAGTATTCTTCATCTTGAGTTTCAGAATCACTAATATTTATTAAAACAGATTGATTATTTTTAAGTTTTATTTCCATATATTCAGGAATATTCATATAGTTATTTGCATAACATTTTATTTTCATACGGCCTCCTAAAAAATTGGTTTTAATGAGTAATAATATTAGATAATGCAGTCATAATTTCTTCATTATTTTCTATTATTTGGTTTTTATCAAAGCCAATTATGTACTGAACATAAAAATTATAAAGGACATCATAACTGATTTTGTAATCTAAAATTGACTTATCATTAATAACAGGGGCAAAATTATATTCTATGCATAATTGCAATGACTTTAAATTTGCATATTTACCTTTAATAGCCTTTGAAATATCATTAATCCATAAAACATTATGTCCTGCTTCAAATTGATTCATACGCAAAGCTGTATATTCAATTTGGAATAATGACTTCTGTTCTTCAGCGGTAAATAATCTTTCAGGCTCAGCATACAATTTTTTAATATTTATAATATTATTTGACATAAATTCAAGAATATTACAAATAATTCCACTACCAGTTATTGCTGTTACATTATCAATTGACGATGCTAAAATAGCGTGTTCCTTTAATTTTCCCTCTGGAATATCAATTAAAAGATTATTTGCTACAGAATTCATTTCTTTTGTTAATGTTTTCTTTATCTGTTTAATAATTTTTGCTTCAAAATATGTCGCTTTTATCATACTAAGTTCCTTAATATGATATTTTTCATATAATTCCACACCTAATATTTTTTGTAAATTATGTTTTGCTTCTATATCAGGGACAATAATGTTTTTGTTTTCATCAGTCTTTATATATAAAGAATATCTGAACACAGAAAAAGGGATACTTTTTATTGAACCGTAATTTTTATACATATTTATTCTTTCATTTAAAAAATTTGTTATATTATTTAATTTATCTTCTGTAAGATTTGATTTTTTCTCATTAACACTATAATGAGCTAAGAAATCTCTTATTGTATTTCCTCCATAAATTTCAGTGCCGTTATGATTTTTTATAACATTACCGGCATTAATAATTTTGTCAGGAGTCATAAAATAATTTAAATCTAATCCTTTTAATTTAAATACCAACCCCTTATAAATCATTCCATAAGCTAAGTCAGCTAATTCGATAATAGAGCGTGTAGGTAAATTTTCAATATTTAATTTAACAACATCATCATATTTAAATAAATTAATAAGTGCATTCTTTTTTGCATTATATCCATTTTGTAAATTATAAATATGTAATGGTGATAATTCTAATATATGCCTGCCGCACATATATCCATACATTGTTTTATAAAAAATATCACATTTGTTATAATCATATTTAAATGCTTTTAAAATTTCTTTAGGATATTTCCTATTTGCTCTTTTTTTTACATTATTGTTTTTATTACTATTTTCCTTAAATTCAACTTTTGTTATCATATAAATCCTCCAAAATATATTAATCTTATATTGTTTGATAGAAAATTAATTCTATATAATATATATGACAGAACAAAATAAAAAACAGGGCAATATATACCCTGTTTTAAATCATTAATTTACATTTTAAATATTCATTTCTAAATATTTTTCTTGTTCATCATTTAATGCATCATATATTTCCGTAGAAGGAATTACTTCACAATTCATTAAACTATTATGATATGATTTTTCAGAAACATCATGACGTAAATGATCAATAGGAACTCTTAGATTCCACATTTTTATTGCTTCATCTTTAGTCTTACCCATTCCACCGCTGGCTCCACAGCCTCCTTTTGCGTAATCGCAAGTAATCTTAAAGCCATTAGTTTTAATAGGGATAATACTCATTGAGTCCCACTTTCTACAAAATGGACATCTTTTGAGTCCTACCTTTATTGTCTTATTTGTCTTATTTATTGCATTTGTTGACACTGTTGCTGTTGTTACCATTATTGTATTCTCCTTTTTTCTAGTTGTTTTTTAAATTGATGAATTCGAAGAAGTAATTGTATGTTCAATATTTTCAATTCTTATATTATCATCAAATAATTTTTCTATTGGTGATTTATCTTTGTCTGAAATCAGATTATATTTATTAGCAATTCTTGGCATCATTCTATGTAAATCTTCAAGTTTAAAACTTCCGTAAAAACTCAGAAAATTCTCACGATTCATACTATAATTGCTATTAGAGTTTTTATAAAATTGATTTATTTCTCTTCTTAAAGCTTCTTGTATTATACTCGGAAGCTCTGATACACATGTATGTCGATCTACTATACCTGCATCATACCAGTTGTACTTTTCTAAATCAGCCTTAGAAATAATAGTTTTGGATAATAAAAATCCAAATGCAGTTATTCTTTCTGTATTTTCAGATTCATGCTTCTTTATAATGATATCTTTAGCTTCATTAAAATTTTGAAAAGCTATTGGCTCAATTGAATCCGGGATTTCCTCTATTGTATCTTTTAAAGCATAATATTTATACATAAATTTACCTCCTTAAGATGCCAGTACAGTTGCATCAATAATATCGATTACTTTTCTCAATCCATCATTATATGTTTTGCTTCCGCAAATAATATTAATAATAGAATCCTGAGTTCTGTTATCATTTAATACACAAAAATCATCTGCTATTACCATTAATTGTTGTGCATCTGCAATTGGCATTAATATTTTTCTGTCACCTATCATTTTTTGATATCTCTTCTTCATTTTTTCTCCTTTGGCTTTGTTATTATATATATTGAATGACAGAAATATAAAATAAGATGAAAATTATGATACTGTTTCTTAAATTAAAATCTTAAATGCTGTGATTTTTTAAATTAGTGTTTAGAAAACCATTCTATCCATTTACTTGTGTCTTGTAATTCTATGAATTCACTAGAATATTTTACGCAATCATAGTGCCCTATTGTGATTAGCGCATAAATAATAAAATTATTTTCATCGTTACTAATTTTGCAATTATAAGATATATTTCTTTTATTCTTTTCTAAGCAAAAGAATTTATTGTATATTTCTGTTTCATGATTAATTGACTGTAATACAACAACAATAATTTTATTATTTTTTTTAATACACATAAGGTTTTTATTAAATAATTTTGATTCATATAATGAATAGACATTTTCTCCATCTCTAATTGTTCTATAGAAATATTTTTTTCGTTCATAATAACTTTCTTCCTGATCAATAATATAAAGATCACTTGATTGAAAATTAAAAATGAATAATCTGTTTTTATCTGAAAATAAATTATAATAATTATTGTTATATGCAAGTGTTCCACTTAAATCAATTTTGTTATTTTCAGAAAGTCTTGAATTTTGTATTATATGCTTTTTGTTTCCTTGTATGATATCTGGGAATTTTAATTCATATGAATACAGTCCATTTTCTTTTTTGGTATTTTCAATACATGGTATATTAATAAACATAATATCTATTTAACTCCTTAAATTAAAATCTTAATTAATAAATATATGACAGTTTAAAAAAATATTTTTCGAAAAACAATATAAAAAACAGCCATCAAATGATGACTGTTTTTGCTTAAGATTTTTTATTTTTAGCTTTTTTAATTATGCTCCAATCATTTTGTGTAAAATATGGATACATATCATAGACTGCAAATTCTCCATCTTTTTTAGAAATTGTATATTCTAAAACAATATGAAGTCCATGACAGTCAAAAGGAATATCATAATTTGTACCTTTTACAATTCCTTTTCCTATAACCGTATTAGATACTATATCTATAACTAAACGATTATGTCTTTTGTCGTTGTAATAAATATCTCTATCCTCACACCAGTTCTGAATTTTAGAAATAATAGAAGTATTATTTGAAGCAATTAAAACTCTCTCTAATGCTTCAGATGCACTTTCTAATGAATCAAACCATGTAGGATGAAAGGTACCATTCTTAGCGCCTTTAATTCCTTTCTTTTCTTTTGTAGCTTCAGAAATTTTATTTATAGCCCATGAAATTTCTGGAGCTATATGTTGTAGCACATGAGGAGTATGTTCCTCAACATAATCATTTGCTCCTGATCTGGTTTCAACCAAATCATTAGCTTCGAAATTGAAAAGATATTCTTCTGCATCATAAAATTTTTCGATATATGATGCTACATTAAAAAAATCCTTTTTATATGTGCCAGCCTTTTTGTCTGACATAATTTCATTTAATTCTGCCATAGTGCAGCGTTCCTTTCTTCGCAATGTGCGAACAAAAAAAGCTACCCTAAAAAGTCTATAAAGACATTTTAAGGTAGCTAAACAAATAGTTCTAATTTTCAAAATTATTTAATCTGGATTATATGGATATTCTATAAAGAATTCATATTCCGGATTGTCGCTCATTAAGCGGGCAATATTTTCTGCTTTGGATACATAATATGTATGTCTGTTATCCAACCCATCCTTTTCATTAAGCATTTCGCACTTAGCTCGTGTAACAATCTTATGAAACTGATTACCAGATAAATCTACAATTATTTCGTTATCTCTATAGAAATAATCAATATTCTTTCTTTCAAGAATTTTGTTGATATAAGGAATTAATTCTTCCTTTGCTTTCTTAAAATGTCTCATATATAAGACTCCCTTCTTGGAGTTATTCTCCATTAAATTTATTGATAAAAAATATATGACAGAAAAAACAGTATATGTTAAAGATTTATCCAAACTGTTGTCTTTTTATTAAAATATTATTATATATTTCATCCCAGTATTTATTTATAGCATCAATTTCTTGTTGATCAGTTAATGCATTCTTATCGATAATAACATCATCAAGACTTTTTATAACAATATTAGCAGTTTTATAATCTGAAATATTAGTATTCTCAGCTTCTTTTAAAGCATCATATGCTTTTTTGTAACAAAAACTGGCATTTTCATAATTAGGAAAATCGATTTGAAAAAAATCTTTTTTACCAGAATTATAATTACATTTTTTCCCTTCCCAGTCAATATAATGCTCATAAATAGTTTCAGGTTTCTCAAATTCCTTATTATCTAAATTCTGGTGCAAATATTCATTAAACTGCTCCCATATTTCTCCACATATTGCTGAACCATTATCAAAATTTTTAGGAATATCATATCCGGTCCATACACATGTTGTATAATATGGTGTATAAGCACATAACCAGGAATCCTTATTATCATTTGTAGTTCCTGTTTTTCCTGCACAAATCTGATTATCTATTTGATAATTTTTGACGTATCCTTCTGTAAAATTTGAAATTAAACAATCTGTCATCATATAAGCGGTGCCTTTTTTATATACTTGAATATCTTCTTTATTTTGATATATTTCTTCATTTTGACGCAACATATGTTTGATGCATGTATTATTATTGTATTTACCATTATTAGCTAATGCATTGTATGCTTTAGTCATGTTTTCTACTGTTACACCATTTGTAAAACCACCTATGGCAATTGCAGCATTATTATTATCTTCATATGAAATATTATAAAAGTGCATTTTATTTAAATACTCTAAACAATTATTTATTCCAACATTCATTAATGTTTTAACAGCCGTTGTATTGACTGATTGTAATAAAGCTGTTCTTACTGAAATATTGCCTCTGTAATATCCATCATGATTTTTAGGCTGATATTTACCCTCAAGTGGAGAATCCAAAATCATAGATGATGGATGATAGTCTAAAATATCAAAAGCCGGAGCATAATCTAATATTGGTTTAATGGAAGAGCCTGGTTGTCTAGGAGATTGATATGCTCTATTTATATATTCATTATCTTCTTGTCCACCTATAATTGCTCTAACATATCCAGTTTCATTATCAATACACATGGATGATGTTTGAAGAAGATGCCGCCCATCCTCGGATAAGCTGTTATCATATTGTGATAAAACATTTTTTGAAATTTGTAATAGCTCAAGCTGCTTATCTTTATCTATTGAAGTATATATCCTGTATCCTCCAGTTAATATTTCTTCTTTGTACTTAGAGTATATTTTATTATATTGATTAATATAATCTTGCTCATCTTCTGAAGAATCAAAAAGGTATTTAAAATTAAATCCATTTATTTCCATAAGATATTCAATAGAACATTTAAGTGTATATGAAAATTCATAAGATGTTGGTAAATCAGATGTTTCTTTATATAAAATTAAATCAAGAGGATCTTCTAATGCTTCATTGTATTGTTTTTCTGTAATTATTTTCTGATTATACATTGTATTAAGGACTTGATTTCTTTTACATATTGCTAATTCATAATTTGTTTCAGGATTATATTTTGTAGGGGCATTTGAAATACCTATTAACATTGCGGCCTGAGATATTGTTACATCAGATGCATCACATCCAAAATAATATTTACAAGCTGCCTGAATTCCGTAACAATTGCTGCCATAGAAATTAGAGTTTAAATACATTTCAAGTATTTGTTCTTTAGAATATGATTTTTCCATTTCAAGTGATGCTATCATTTCAGTAAGTTTTCTATCTATTGTTTTGTCTGAATTTTTTATAACAATATTTTTTACAACCTGTTGTGTAATTGTACTGCCGCCCTGAGTTATTTTTCCTTTATTCTTTATATAAGCCAAAGAAGCTCGTAACAATGCTTTAGCATCAATACCTTTATGAATATAGAAATTCTTATCTTCCACAGCAATATATCCTTGTATTATATAATCACTGACATCGCTGATATTAACATATTCATAAGAGCCGTTAATATTAGCTGCCATTAATGTGCCATCATCATAATAAAAATATGTATTCAGTTCTTTATTAAATTCATCTTGATTCATATTTTGTAATGACTCATATGCATTTTCCTGTGCCAATTTGAATTTACTGTAAAATTTAATATAAAATACTGATAATGATATTAAAGATAATAATATGACTATCATAATAATCAATATAAAAATTTTAAATATGGTTAAAAGATGATTTTTCCTTTTTTTTAGTGGAATATTTTTATCATCATTATAAAGTGGTTGTTTTTTAGAACTCATAATTATTCTCCTTTATATTTATTTACACAATAAATATGACAGAGAATAACAAAAAGCTCCCACCATTAAGGTGAGAGCTATAATCAAAGTTGCTAGTAGAATTATAAAATTCTATTAAAGTGTATCTTTACGACAAAATTACCGGCTTTAACAAAAGTGCTAGTCTTTGAGGAGGCATATATGTATGCCTAATATATACCGACAATATTTTATCACATTGTAAATTATAATACAATATTGATTTAATCATTATATGACAGATTTTTGATTGCAAATTTTTACATAATTTTATTTTTGCCTGTTCTTTTAGCTTTATACAAATTTTTATCTGCTGCATCAAATAAATCGTGAACGGTATTATTTTTCTTATATTCTGTTATTCCTCCAGAGAAAGTAAATTGCTGCGGAATATTCTCATATTTAATATTGTTGAATTTAATTCTGATATCGTTAATTATATTATACGCCTCAGTATATTCATAATCTGCAAATAATATTCCGAATTCTTCGCCTCCATATCTGGCGACAAAAATATTTGATTGGTTAATATTTTGAAGTTCCTTAGCTAAATTAATTAAAACAGTATTTCCAAATTCATGTCCATATGTATCGTTAACTGATTTAAAATCATCTATATCTATTATACAAAAATAAAGTTTTTTCTTATATGATATCCATTTCTTTGTTGTATTAAAAAGAGACCTATAATTATCTAATCGAGTTAATCCATCTTGTGAAATTTCTTTTAATAATTGAGCATTTCTATTTTCAGATAAAACCAGTTTAAGTTCTTTTTCTTTCTCATATTTAATAACAAGTCTCGAATAAATATATGCAAATATTGTTATGATACATGATAAAAACATATATATTAAATAATTTGATGGTAACTTATTTAATTCAGAGATTGATGATAATGAAATTGTAATAATTTCAAATTGACTTATCAAAAATAATTGCCAATTAACCTTGTTACTACCATATACAATACACATAAAAATTGGGCAGGCTATTAATGTATATAATACCGGATAATTATAATGAATGATAATTGAAACCACTATAATTAAAGTTAAAATATACAAAGGCATGGCTTCATATATTTCTGGTATAATATTATCTTGATATTTTCTTATAATTTGTCTGCCGGTAAACCATATTATTAAATTAGATGTAGTAGGTATAAATACATTCAATATAATATAAGATAATATATTTATTGTTTGTTTTTCTATTATTATGTGTATTGGTATAAATAATAATTCAAAAATAAATATTGTGATTATTATAAGAAGGTTAATAGCCATTATTTTATTTTGAAATTTATTATACAAATATGCGTATAAACTGGTTTGTTTTTCTGTATGATTTATTGTATTATCTTGTATTTTAATTTTTTCTATTGTTTTCATAATAATATTTATTAATCACTGAATTCCTTATCTGAAGATAAGGGAAGAAGTAATTCTCCTTTCTGCCATATTGCATCTTTTTGTTTCTAATATATGAGTATTTTACAAAGTTATTATCATTTTTATTAATTAAAATCTAACATTACTCTGTTGCATCATAAAATTCTTTCTCTGGATACAATTCGTTCAAATTTTCTGCTAAATCAATTTCTTCAAGTAAAGCATTATAGTTCATTTTGATTTTCTCAGATTTAATTAAACTTAACATAGCATCTGCAATTACCGGATCAAATTGAGTACTTTTACCTTTTTCAAGCTCATTGATTACAATTATTGAATCTAAATGTTTCCTATATACTCTGTCACTTGTCATTGCATCAAAGGCATCTGCCACAGAAATAATCCTTGCAATATAAGGTATTTGTTCTCCCTTTAAGCCATCTGGATATCCTTTTCCATCATATCTTTCATGATGATATTTTGCTCCCAAATCAATGTCCTTAAGCATTGACATATCTTTTAAGATATTTCCACCTATTACTGTGTGGTTCTTCATTACTTGGTACTCTTCATTTGTTAATTTCCCTGGTTTATTTAATATGCTATCCGGGATTCCTAGTTTTCCTATATCATGCAATAGTGCTATTGAATGAATATCTTCAATTTCATTTTTATTCATTCCTAATTTATATGCTAATAAGGCTGTATAATCCGCCACTCTGGTTGAGTGGCCTTTGGTGTAATTATCTCTGGCATCAATAATATTTGCTATAGTTGTAATTGTTTGGAGAGACATTTTGTTAATTTGTTCTATTTGATTTATTATTGTTTGTGTATTTTGTAAATTTAGGTCTGTATTTCTTTTATAAAACTTTGAAACAATATATGCTGCAGCAAAGCATAAAATAATTATTGCAAGTTGTATCTCCATGTCTTTGCCACCTGATTTATCAATTTTATTATATGTCTTAATAAATATTGCTGTAATATTCAACACTGTCGAAAATAAACCGGTTACTATAATTAAAGTTGGATCATAATATAAAATTAAAAGCAGGATAATTGGGAATATATAAGTAAAACATAAAACAGTATTTCCTGTAAATAAGGTAAATGTATACATTATTAAAAACGAGAATGTTACAAAATATTTTAAAAATAGCCAGTTTTTATTATAAATAAAAACCAACCACCCTGTTAAATTCGGGATACTGATTAATATAGCAAATATTGCAAAATATGGTGGTGATATAGCATGTTTTAACATTTCACCAAAATAAATGCCTAATAGTGTTATTGTTATTACTGACCAACCACATAAAAGTGATGTATTTAATCTTTCTTGTTCTCTATCCATAGGTCCTCCTTATAGTCAAAAAAAGTTATATTAATATATATATGACAGATAATATTAAAAAAAGAGTTCAACGTGACTAAGTAAGATCATGCTTACCGTTACCGCTGAACCCTTTTTATAAAAAATATAATTAGCTCCTTTATTTTTAGCTAATAATAATATGACAGAATTAAAATAAATAAAGCGTAGAATAATTAATTCTACGCTTTATGCAATCATTATTTATTAATTTTTTTCTGATGTAAATTATTTATAAAAGTAATTGCCTCAGGAGGCAATGGAGAAAATCTATATACTTTTTTCATTTCTTCTTCGCAGCATATACCTGCTCTTTTTAATTCATATATATTTTTCTTTTTCATAAAATTTCCTCCTTACTGAGCTGCTGTAAATTCAACAAAATATTCTATAGTACTTTGCTGATCCTGATATACAATAATTTCATCATTACATAAACTATGGCCCGCATGAGCAAAAGTACAATGAGCGCCAGGACATCTCTGTTGTAAAACATTATAAGTTAAATCACTTTCAGCAGATGTTACATCATATGTTTTACCAGTAGCCACTTTGAAAATGCCTAAATATCCAATTGCTTCACTACCATGAGTCCAATAAGAACCGGAGCTTGAAGTATATCCCATCGATTTTTTTGCCTTATTAGCAAAATATGTACCTAATCCAAACATCTTTCCATTAGTTACAACTCCAACTGGATTTATTGTTAAACCATTAGTTATAATGGACCAGAAGTTTTCTGATCTTGAACCATGAAATAAATGAGATATTCCATTATTTTCATCACTTAAATTTTCTTTAGCACAATATTCATTGAAAGCCTTTTCGGTCTTTTTATTAATGATTCTCCAAGCATTTTTATATTGCTTTGCATTTTCTCCCATAAGCTTCTTGATTTTAGTCTCTTCTTCGTCAGATACAGGTCTCCATTCAAGTCCATAGGCCTGAAGAACTGTTGGCATAGTGTCATATTTAGCTAAATTACTATTAGATCTTACCTGAGAATACACAATATCAAACAGTTCCTGCTCTTTGTCAATGATATCAACAAATTCAATCTTTCTTTTAGCCAAATGTTTAGATAAATTATCCATTCTTCTAGGAATTGCAGCATATAATACTTTTAATTTATTATTAAACTCTGCAATTGACATAGAATCATGGTTCTTAGCTAATTCAGTCAAAATCGAATTACCATATTCAAGCATCTCATCTGAAATATCTTCAACTGAAGTTGAATAATTATCTGAAATAACCTTATTAGCGTATGAAAGCAGTTTTGTTATAATAGAATCAACAGAGAAAATTCCAGTCTGTGCATATGTGCCGCCATTAAAACTTAAACCTTTTTTTGTAATCTTTTTTTTCTCCATTTTTTGAGTCTTTGTAAGCAACCAACCTCTATTTACCTTAGACAAATAAAAAGAATCCCAATTAGTCATAGGAAGTGAATATGTCCTTGGCCTGTTCCTTCCTATCCTGATTCCAATTCTACCTTCAGTAACATCAAAAACATTCTTATTATTGGCATTAACCTGCATAATAATCTGTTGATTATTACCTTTACCTGTAGCTGTTTCTGCAACATAATTAAGTTCCAAATATTCATGATTTGGTATTGTATTTATATCTGCCTGTTTCATAAATCCTCCTTATATATTACGCAATTTTATCTTTAAATTTTTCGAAAGCTTCTTTTGTAAATTGTGTATACATCCCAGAATCATTTCTTACTGATACGAAATCGCCAAATGCAATACATTCATATGTATGTCCTTTTGTCCAGCATCCATAGAATGATTCATTAGTATCAGATAAAGTTTTATTTGCCTGCACATTAAAAACAATATGTTCTATCATTTTGAATACGCCTCCTTTAATTAATTGATGTAATATATATGTCAGAAAAATAAAATTGGATATAAATTTGTAAATTTAATTTATATATAGTATATTATTAAATATTGTAAAATTAAGGAGAGTAAAATGAATATGAACAAACTTAATATTTTTTCAATTGAATTTGGAAATGGAAAAATGTTTTTTGTTGTAAAGAATGAGTCTATCAAATATATAAAAAATCATTTTAATTGGAAAGATACTCATAACGATGTGGTTAATATAAATGTAATGACCGATTTAGCAATAAAAAACAATGTATTTGTTAATATAATGCCTAATAATATTAAGGATAAATTATATGCAAAATTATTTATTATTTCTAAACTAAAGAAACATAAATTATGGATGTCTTTTGATCAATATTTAGCTGCTATGTGTTTTACGGAAAACGGTAAAAAAGAAATAAAAATGTTATTGAATATGTCTGATGATGACATAGATTTAATCTGTAAAAATTCAGAATGGAATAAAATTTTAAAATAAATAAAAAGACTTAGTATGATACATATTATAAACATACTAAGTCTTTTTCTATCTGAACTACTCACAACCAACTATTGTTGGATGGAGTTTTTTGCTTAATTGCGATAATTATTATTTTGTTGAAGTAGTTACTTTTATATTTGGTTTATCAATTGTAATATCCATCCTATCAGAATCATTTAGTTTTTTTGCCATTTCGTCTTTAACCATTTTTATATTTTGTTCTAAATCAGGCATTTCAGTAGATTCAGTAACTATATCTATATTATTTGAATCATTATTTTTTTCTTCTGGTTTATCAGCTAAACAATTATTTAATTCATTAATATATTGCCTTTTTTTGAATTCCTGCAATTCTAATAATATTTTGTTTTTTAATTCCTTATTAGCAATATAAAATTTGTATTTATCAAGTGTTTCATAATTAAGTTTTGCTGCAGGTTTATGTTTTATAATACCTGTTACTGTTAAACCATCAAATGTTTCTTTAATATGGTCAATTTGTTCAACTTTATAATCTGTCATTTTGTCAATTCCAGGTACAAAATAGCTAAAATCAATATATTCATTATATATTTCAAATCTAGCCTGAGGGTACCAATTAATAACATTTTTAAGAATCAAAAAGCATAATAAATTTGAACCCGCAATTATTCCGCTGGCAATTACACCTGCAAAATTTTCTGTTCCGTAAAAAATAATTTCGCAAACAAGTCCACCTATAATAAGTGCAAGATTAAAAATAATAATAAGAGAATGAACTGGCCTGATATCCGGTAGTCTACTCAACATATTATATGAATTAATTGGGTTATTTTTATTGTTCATAAATTACTACCTTGTTGCTATATTAGCAACTTCCTTTCTAAAATAATATTGAAGTTTTTATTACACAAAACATCTAAAAATAATATGACAGACATAAAAAATAAAATCTGTCATATATATAAATAGCGTTTTATTAAAGGAGGAAATGTTATGTAGTTTTTTTGATTAAAAATTAATTTAGTATTGTAGATTCAAAGACGGGTGAATTTGCAATAATTAAACATAAAAAAGGTTGAGCTTTATTGCCCAACCTTTTTTTCTTAAGCTGTTATACAGCCTGTTATATGAGAATCATTAATATTGATTCTAATATTATTGTCTTCCAATTCCTTCGCTAAATCGAAAATGGAAAGCATTTCCAGATATTCTAAATATGAAATCATTTGTTTTCTTCCCTTAAGTAACATATCAACATACTCACTTGTACTCATATATACTTTCTCCTTTTCATTTTACATATCAAAGTTTCTAGTTATTCTTGCCGTTCTAAGGATAATGTCCTTTGTATTCTGATCAAGATTTTCTGCATTAATAATAACTGCTGTCTTATCATTGCTAAGCTTCATTTCTGGAGTAATCTTAGCGTACATTAATGTGGCTTCAAGACCGCCTATAACTGCATCTGCATTTTTATTAGCAGAAATCTTTAATACCATTTCAGAATCATCTGAACTATCATTAGGTGTTACTGGAACTGAAGATTCTGATTCTGATGATTCTTCTACTGGGTCAACATTTACTGTGTCTGATACATCAGTATTTGAATTATTGTAAACAGCTTCAGATACATCTTCATTTTCACTTGAAACTAATTCATCATCGACCTGTTCATTATATTCTGGGACCTCTGTAATAACTGCTGTACTTTCTGATACCTGTGAATCATTATTTGCTTCTTCATTAATAGGTTCATTAATGGTATCAACAATAGTGTCATCAATAGTGTCATCAACAGAATCATTAGAAGTATCATCCTGATTCCAAGGCAATTCCTTTTCATCTAAAACTGGTTCTTCAACCATTTCAGTTATTTCTGATTCAGCAATTTTAGACGAGATTTTTTCTTTTTCTGCATTAATATCTTCAAGTGTTGGAGCAATTTCTTTTGCAACAACAGGAGCTTCTACATCTAAAACTGACTCCTTTGTATTTGCTCCAACATTATTAATTAATAATGCTGCCATTAGATTCTTTATTTCTTCAATTTTTGTATTTGGAATAACAATATGTACTCCATTGCCCTCTTCAAAAAGGCTTATTGTCTGCATATTCATACTATATATGCTCCTTTCATTTTTTATTACTAAATAATGTATGACAGAAAAAAAAATCAAACTGCAAAATTAATAAAAAAATAAATTAATTATAAGTGTATATATACACTTTATTATTTTTTCTGTCATATCTTAATTAATATTATTTGAAAGTTGAGGTATTTGAATGTCAGATAAATCTTATACAATTTGCAAAATCATGAAATTAAATTCACTAAATGCTAATGGCAGATATAGTGTTAGATCTGCAGGCGAACATAATTTAAGGGAGTATGTACCATATAATTGTGATTCTGAAAAACAAAATTTAAATAAAGATATTGTTGAACTTCCTAAAATGCTTAATGGAAGCCATTACTCCTATCAGACTGTTGTAAAAAATGCAATTAAAGAAATTCAAGATAATGGTACAATGGGAAAAGTTCGTCCTGATGCAGTTTATGCATTTGAAATTTGTCTAGGTTTTAATCCGGCAGATGGAAAGGACTGGAAAGATATTATTTCAGAAAAAGACCTAGATAAATGGTGTCAGGAAAATAAAAAATGGCTTGAAGAGCGTTTTGGTAAAAACAATTTAAAGCATTTAGTATTACATATGGATGAATCAACTCCTCATTTACATGCTTTAATTGTTCCTATTAATAATAAAGGTAGGTTAAGTGCTAAATCATTTATTAATGGCCCGACTGATTTATCAAAATTGCAGACTGAATATGCAAAGAAAGTAGGTTCACAATTTGGGTTATCAAGGGGTGTTTCTAAAAAAGAAATAAGAGCTTCTAAAGAATTGGAAAATAAATTATATCCTAACTATTCTGATATATCTAAATTCAAAAAAGCCACTCTTGGTAAAATAAAGGATGAAAGTGAAATAATAAAGGTTAACCCGAAAGAATTAGATAGTAATGGGCATATTTTGCCATCTTACGAAGAAAGAGTGTTAGGTGAATTTCAGAATGTAAAATATCATTATTTAACTTTAGAAAATTCATTACGCCAGGAATTAAAAGAAGAACTAAAGCAAGAAATAAAAAAAGTAGATACAGACTTTGAAAGGATTGCACTTGAAAAAGAAGAATTTGAAAAAGAAAAAAAGAAAAAAGATGCAGAGTTAAAACAAAAAGAAGAGGAACTTATTTCAAAAGAACATGAGTTACAGAAGCTATTAGGTGTATTAGAAAGTACAAAAAAATCAATCAGGGAAATCAAAAAAGATTATACATATTTTGAAACATTAAATCGTGCCCTTAAGCATGAATCTAATAAGGATATTGCTAAAGATTTATATAAACAGTTAAATAAGTTAGTTGAAGAACAGCATAAAAGAGATAAAGAAAATATTCATGCAATTAAACAATTTGATATAAGATAAAAAAATATGAGGGTAGTACATAATTGTATTATCCTCATATTTTAAAATTACATATTATAAATATTATCCTGAGCAGGGAATATATTTTTAAAGAAATTTACTATTTCCTGTTTAGATATTAGAATTTCTTTATTATTAGATTTTTTCTTATATTTAATAATTTTATCTAATGAATCAGCAGTGTTGAATTCATTAAGATATATTTCAGTGTCTTTAAGATTTCCATTCTTAATAGCTGTATTTAATACAGATATATTTATTTTAGGATTTTTAACTAAAATAAAATGTTTAATCTGTATGTCATTTTTAAAGCTGTTATGTACAAGGGTGTTTAACATATTCATTGTTGTCTTAAATTGTTCAATAGAAGGATCAATTGGGATATATTCATTTTCTACAGTTTTTAACAAATACCCATCTTGGGTCTCTTCTATTGTACCTGTACCATCTAAGAAACTTATTGTAATTATGCTATTTTTAGTTGCAATAATAAATGGGATAGGTGCGCTTAAGAAATTTGGAAATTTTCTAAGTATATCAGTATCCGTTGCATAATTAATGCCATTATCTTTGAAATTATCATAATTTTTATGAACTTCAATCATATAATTATTTATGTCTTCATTACTTCCTAAGTTTACCTGACCTAAATGATACCATCCCCATATATTGCATTCATGTTTAATGGCATAATCCAATATATGAATAAAATCGGTTGCAGCAGGTAATGTATTATCAAAATTTCTAACAATTAATTCCTTTGATGTTACTTCTTTCTGGTTTTTTATAAATTTAATATGAAGAGTCAATCCTATAAGTATCATTAATATAATAAAGGAAATCATTAATATAACAAATATAGAAATTATTGTTTTTGTCATTGTAAAATCCTTTCTATAACTCTTTGTCCTTTTTCTTTGCCATTTCCAGGTGTGCCTTCATTGTTTCATCACCAACACATTTAAAACAATCTCTAAGATAATAAGATAAAACATTAAAAATGCTCGAATCAATATTACCTGTTTTCTTATAGCTTTTTATTGCCAGTCTAGTAAGGAATTCTTTTATATTTTTGACTTTTACAATTGAATAATCTGTTTTATTACATTCATTTACAATTGTTTTATCTGAAAAGCAAATAATATTGTATATAGGCATATTCGAAATCATCTTCCATGCATTATACTGTTCTTTATCTGAGTTTTCATATTCTCTCATTTTATCTGAGCATATTTTTCTGAATAAATTAATATGTCCTGCATTTTGTCTTACTGGAGAATATACTTCATGTCCATTGCACTTCCAATATTTCTGATTTTCATATACTTCAACCTTGCCGGTATATGTCTTACATTCAATCATAAAGATTGCTGATTGAGAAATAACAATTTCATCAATCTGACCAACTGGATAAGAATCTTCACCTTCTAAATTAGTTAAATATAAGTTGTTAATAGCCTCGCCTCTTACAACTATATTACCTTTCTTAAATCCACATGGACGTATAGCAATATAATCTCTGTCCAATTTTTCATCATCATCTCGTGTAATGTTAGTCAGGTTTAAATGAACTCTATGTTCAGCATCTCCCCAGAATCCATCTTCATCAAAATTAATAGTTTCATTAGAAAAAGGGGAAACTCTGTAAATACCTTTCTTTTTATCCTTCTCTATTTTTATTTTTTTGACACCCTTAAATGCCTTAAAAATCAAACCTGCAATTAAGCCTATTACCCATATTGCAGCTATTATTATAATTCCTTTTATTATATATCCTATAATTGTTCCCAT